CTTCGACGCGCTGGCTGGCCTGACGATCGACCTGTTTGGACCGGTTCCTGTCCGTGCCAACCTTTCTCCGCGGCAGGCAAAGGAGCTGGGTTTGATGACGAGCGGCACCTGTGGCCTGCGTGGTACTGGCTCATCGGCGAGTGCCGCCCTCCAGTCATCCTTGGAGAGCAGGTTGCGAGCGGCGCTGTCGATTCTTGGATCGACCTTGTACACACTGACATGGAAGCGCTGGATTACCCCTTCGGGTGTGTCCCGTTTCCGTCTGCGGGCGTCGGCTCCCCGCACATCCGGGACAGGGCGTACTGGATGGCCTACGCCGACCACCCGCGATCACAAGGACGGCGCGGAATGCGTGAACGTGCCGCTGAACGCTCTACTTGGTCGAGTGGCGTGGCTGGCCGGCTGGCCCACACCGACGGTCGGCAATGCGATGGGCTCGCAATCGTTCGAGGGATTGAGCTCGACCGGGCAGACGCCGGACGGTCGCAAGGTCTCAGTGAGCCTGAATCACGTTGCGCAGTTCGCGGGCTGGCCGACACCGACAGCGGCACTCGCGGACAAGGGTGTGCGCTCGACGGAAGGCGGCATCCGAGAAGCGATGCGCTCGCACGGACCCGATCTGGCGGCAATGGCTTGCCTGACTGCTTCGAGCGAATCGAGCCAGCCGGCCCGACTAACGGCTTCTGGCGAGCTGCTGATTGGCTCCTCTGCCGCGATGGAAAGTGGCGGCCAGTTGAACCCGGCACATTCCCGCTGGTTGATGGGTCTGCCGGTGGCGTGGGACGAGTGCGCGCCGATCAAGAACGCCTCGCCGAGATTCTCCCGCGCAAAGACCAAGGCAGTCGCACAGGTCGAATCCGGGGATACGGCAACGCCATCAACGCTGAAGCGGCAACGCAATTCATCCTCGCCGCGCAAGACATCCTGACCACCTGAGGACCACCATGACCACCACCGACAATAGCCGCGCTGATGCGCTGACGGTTGCTGCAGCGCTGCAAGCATACGAAAAGGCGGCAATCGCCGCGTCCGAATGTGAGGACGTGGGTGACGCGCGCGTCGCGTTCGTGCGCAGCATCCTCACCACACCTGTCGAGCAGCACGAAGCAGCGCCGGCCGACGTGAACCAGCTTCTCGAAGCCGCTGCGCTCGGGCTGGAACGCGCCGGAATGCTCGACAGCATGCGCATCGTGCGGGGCATGAAACCCGGCTACCCAAAGCAACCCGCACCCTCCGCCCCGCTCGAAGGCACGGGCAATGGGGCGGATGCTTGGATGACCGAAGACGGGCGCGTTATCTCCGACGCGCAGAAGCAAGGAGCACTTCGCGACGGCGGCGCATCGGCGTCGTCGGTGCGGCCGTTCTCGATCGAGCTGTGCCGCCGCGCCCCTCGCACCGATGTGTCGGGAGCGGTGCCGGACGGATGGAAGCTTGTGCCGATCAAGATCACGGCCGCGATGATTGAAGCTGGCCTCGAGGGGCATTATGGGAAACGACGTGCGCGCATGAGCGGGGGTGCCGCAGGCATCATCATGACCGTCGATGGCAAGGACTGGAGCGGCGCTGACGCAATGCGGCACATCTGGAAAGGCGCACTCGATGCCGCCCCGCAGCCTCCCTCCGCAGATGCAGCGGCAGCGCCGGCTGACGAGCGGGCGGCGTTTGAGGTGTACATGCGTGCTCGGCATCCGCACGTCGAATTGTACCGGCGCGACGTGCGCTCATCATCCCGTTTCGGGCAGTACTGCCGCGAGTTCGCTCAGGAAATGTGGGAGCTTTGGCAGGACCGCGCGGCAGCATCGCAGCCAGCAGCGGCAGCGGGGCAAGAGAGGGATGAGGTGAGTCATGATTAAGGTCGTCGTCCCGATCAGCGGCGGCAAGGACTCACAAGCATGCCTTGAACTTGCTCTGCGTCAATTCGACTCTACCGTCGTGCGCGGGCTTTTCTGCGATACCCAGTTCGAGCACCCCATCACTTACGAACACATCGACTGGATGCGCGGCTATTACGGCATCCAGATCGACCGAATATGCGGCGGCTCCGTGCTCGACAAAAGCCGAAAGTACAGTCGCTTCCCTGGCGGCGGCGCCCGCCACTGCACCGACGAACTGAAGATCCGCGAAACGAAATTCTACTGCAAGGCCCTTGCTGAAGTTCAGGGTGGCTTCGAGGTCTGGTACGGCATGCGCACCGCCGAAAGCGCCGAGCGCGAAAAACGCTATGCGGGGAAGATCGATTTCGAGCGATACGAGCCGCACGAAGTGATGCCATCGAAGTACCCGAAGTATCTTGGCCGCATGGGAGTTCGCTTTGTGTTGCCTGTTCTCGACTGGACGGAAGCCGAAATATTCGCCCAGCTCGAGGGCCGACAGAACCCGCTCTACGAGTTTTTCCCGCGCGTCGGCTGCTTCCCTTGCCTCGCATCTGGAGATCGATTCAAGGAGCGCGCTTTCCAGTTCGACGAGTTCGGACGACAGCAATTTGCGGCCGTGCAAACGGTATCGATCGAGATCGGTAAATCAATTTGGACATCCAAGGGCGGCAAAGCCCGCAACGAAGAAGCGAGGTGTGGGATATGCGCGGAATGAACGAAACCAACAGCTCGGCGGCAGACGGCAAGAGCAACTCGCTAAGGAATGTTCTGGCATATATTCAGGGGTATTAAAGCTATGGAATGGGGAAAGTGGTTTGCATGGTTTCCGGTAGTCATTGATCGCCGTGTTGTTTGGTTTCGAACTGTGGAGCGCAGATGGAATTGGGGTTTGAATTGGTGGGGAGATCATGGAAGTGGGCATGCAGACACCGATGGTGGTTGGGAGTACAGGGGGATTCCCTTCTACACCGCCCCGCCCGCGCAGGTCGCCACTCGGCAGGGACTGACGGTACGTCAGCGCATGGACTTGCTGCTCGTCGCCGACGACATGGAGGTCAGCGGGGATGCGAAGCTCGCGAACGCGCTCCGAGATCTTCTCGCAGGGGGCAAGCATGAATAAGACGCTGACGGACTCTGATCTCGCGATGCTGCGGCACGCGGCCGACTTCCTTGAAGATAAGCACAGCCTAGCGGCTGCGAATGCCTTGCGCGCCCTCCTCGCCACCCAGCAGCCGGAGCCGCGCGCCGAGATGACGGACGAGGTGGTCCAGTGGGGCCGAGTGATTGAGATCGGTGATAGGCATGGGATGCAATGGGCCGGGAAAACAGGCTGGCGGTTCGAAAACGATGACAGCGTGCATGCTTTCGCAAATGACATCGCCAGATTCGCGCTCAATTCCCGCGCAGGAGAAGGCCAATGACTGAACCGATTCTTTCGAGCGATGAAATTTGGTCTAAATGGCTGGAGATAGAGCTAACCGGAACTTTACCCGGTGATCTCGAAAAATTCGCCGCCGCCATAGAGGCCGCCGTGCTGGAGAAGGTTTGCGGGGAGCCGATCTATCAGACACGCTGGTCCTCTCCGTACACCGTATGGGGCGACGTCCCGAAAGGTGTTCATGATGAATACCAGAAGCACGGCTACGCCGACCGCCGCATCGTCTACGCCCTCACCCGGAGCAAGCCATGAAGATCACCGATGACATGCTGACGGAGCCGCCTGTTGATCCTCTCGCGCCTCGTGTTGAGGCCGTCATTAAAGAGGTTATGGTTAAATTTCCGGGTCTTGGCAAAGCATCGCAGGCCGCCTACTACGAGGAAGTGCACCAGCATCTTGCTCCGCTGGCCCGAAATCTTGAACGCGAGAACGGCGAACTACGAGCCGAGATCGACCGGCTGAACTCGGTGATGCGCGAACAGTTTTACGCCCGCCGCACCACTCCAGACAGAGAGGCGATCATTGCTGCCGCAGAAGTGGTGGTTCGTGAGGCGCTCGATAGCGTGACCGTTCATCCATGCGACGAGCACAACGATGATGTGCGCGCCGATCACGTTGTTGATCCAATGCGCGCGCTGTATCTGGCTTTGAAGACCGCCCCCAATGGAGAGAAGAAGTGATCGATATCGAGAAGATGAAAGCGCTGGCGGCTGAACTGCGCAAGGGAAGCTGCGGCCGCTACAAATGGTATGCGATGGGCCGAGACGAAACCTCGTACTTCATGGATTTCGACTGGGGCTATGACGCTGACCGTTGGTTCAACGACCAGCAGAAGTCGAATGCAGCATGGATCGAGAAGGAAGGGATCCACATCGTCAAGAAGCTATTCCAGACCGAGCTCGAAACGGACGCAGCCGAAGCCGCCGACGCCATCGACACCCTCCTATCCGAACTCGAAGCAGCCAAACGCGAGCGTGACGAACTGCGCGCGGCTCGTATTGCCTATGCCAGCGAGTTTGAGCCGGATGCCGAAGGCTTGCCCGACACCGGGAACATCCACGCGAACATCCGCAAGCTGAAGGCCGAACTCGAAGCCCGAGAAGCGGATCGGCGGGATGCGGAGCGGTATCGCAAGTGGGTCAGCTACAGCGGGTTCACGAAGGAGCATGCAGACTCGACGCTGGATGCGATTCCGATAAACGAGTACGCCGCCCTCGCGCAACGACAAGAAGGGGAAGACGATGAGCGAGCTTAAGCCGTGTCCGTTTTGCGGCAAATATCCATACGCCGCCGAGGAAATCGACCCAGATGACTGGTGGTATGTCGCATGCCAGACGCCTGGTTGTGTTTTGCCAATCGCAAGTGGTCACACGTCCATCGAGTCGGCTATCGAACACTGGAACCGCCGCACCCCTGCTAGTGAGGGAGAACAGAAATGAACACAAAAGAACTGGCCGCACGACTGAACGGTACAGAATACCCGCTGTATGTCCCGAGGGAATTGGCAGCCGACGCGAAAGCGGCTGGCCTAGTCATCGTCTATGGTGCATCAGATGATCTGATGGAATTCGCTGGGGCAATTGATGACGAGCTGGGCGCCTATGATGGGACGACTGCATATCTTGTTCGCACCGGCATGTTGCAGAATGACTGCGGTAACGATGATTGCCCGCACTTCGAAAAACTGAAGGCCAACGCTCGAACCATCGAGGCACTTTGGTGCAAAGAAGGCGACTATTCGTGGACTTATCGAACGACTATTCCGCACGAGACGTTCGAGATCACCGAGGAAGGGGGGCCATATTGCCGGGGCATCGTGTTCGCGCTGACTGACGTTGGTTCCTGAATGCCTACCACGCTTCAACGAATCTTAGAGATCACACGCAAGGAATTTCGTATGCCGCAAGCAACTGATGAGTTGAGGGAAGAGTGGACGGATTCGACAGCACTCGAATGGCTGGCCGGGAATTTCCGATGGCCCGGTGGCATGATCCGAGTTCGGGCCGGCTACGTGCCTACTGAGAAAGATTTGCGAGCCGTGCAGTACATGTGCGACGAATTCGACTTCGCATACGATGGAGTGCAGTATGAATGAAAGTTGCAAGCACGGCATCTCATGGAAGTGCCACTGCGCCCAATGCGAATTCGCGCTGGCGCTAGAAACGGAGGTGCGCCACGGGCGCGAAGTCGATGAGGCGCGGAAGGTGATTGAGGAAGCGCAGAAGAGGGAATGGGAGGCGAAGGCATGAACATCTCCGCTGAAGAGATTGCAGAAGTTTTTCGTCAAGCGCTACGCGGCGAGATCGCCGTGATAATCGAGGGCGATGAGTCATGGGGAGATATCTATTGCGGTGACGTGGCATTCTCGTTCGGCGGCTGGCGCATGACGGTTTTCAATGACTGCGGCGAGTTCGATTATGTTAGCACCGTGCTTGCGCCAGATGATCGAGAAGGCGAATTTGACGACTGGTGGCCGCATAACCCAGTTGACCTGCTAACGCAGGAAGAACTAGCCCAAATGGAGGCGCTAGTTGAGGGGTTGACGATTTGAATCAAGCGGCAAAGACCGCATAAATGGGTTCTCGGGGTGATTCTTTGCGAGGACGACATGAATACCGTATTTCTGCTTATGGCGGAATTTGGAGCGCGGGCGATTATCCCTATAGAAGATGTGCGCAAGTCATACTTCTCACATCTGGAACTTGACAAGCTATTGCGCAAAATCTCGCTTGGTGAGATCGCGTTGCCGCTTGTGCGTATCGAAAGAAGCGCCAAGTGCGCGAAGGGGGTCTATGTGCAGGACTTGGCTGATTATATCGACGCGCAACGAGCGGCAGCGGTGAAAGAACGGGATCAGCTTGCGGCCTGAGGCGCGACCTTATCCAACCATTCCCAATCGGCCCAAATATCCCCGACTTGCCGGACGTGTGTATAACGCTTCAAGGTCTGCCATGATCTGTGTCCGGAAATGGACGAAACTCTCTGAATCGTCCAGCCCATCTCTGATAGCCGCGACGCCCCTTCATGCCGCAGATCGGTCAGCACAAGGTCATTAATGCCAAGAGATTGAACGGCATTCGTGAAAGCCATGCTGGCCGATTTTGGCGCGTAGGGGAAAATTCGCGGCTCGCATTCGATTTTCGGCTGAGCCAGTATGACCCGTAATGCCTCTGGCGTTAGATAGCACCAGGTGTCATTTCCTTGTTTTTCCTCTGGGTGCTTTAGGTCGCGCACCATGATCCGGCACCCGTCTATATCTAGATCGTCCCACGTGATGTTGCATATCTCTATCAGTCGGCGTAGCGAATAGAGCGTCATGAGACAAATCGAGGTCATTGGGACGGTATCTCCACGCGTGCTGTTGGACTTGCTGAAGTAGTCCATCAGCTTATCCATCTCGTCGCGGGTAGGGCGTCGGTCACGCGTGTTTGATCGAGCGATCAGGCCCATACGTCGCATGACGATCCGAGCGTCATCTACCGATCTTTCGTCGACTGGATAGCCCCATGCCGGACGCGCAATCTTCAGGATCGAGGCGATATGCGAGAAGTAGTTGTCTGCCGTAGATGGCGATACGCCCAAGTCTCCGATGAACTTGACAAACGCAGCACTATCAAGCTGTGAACATCGAGTCTGCGCGAACGGATGTTCCTCAATCATTTTGAGGACGTTGTTTTTTGACAACCCCCACTTTTTCTTTGTTTCGTTGCGCGCGCGGCCTATGAGGTCCTTGAGGGGAGGATCTTCGGACATGGCCTTTTTCAGACCTGTAGGATCTGACAGGTCGGTTTCACGTTTCTTCACCCAAGCCTTAGCCGCCTGCTCACGAGAGAAGGTCTGAGTCTCCTGATGCAGTACCTTGCCACCCTTGCGGATGCGTACCTGAGCCTTGTATGAAGTGCTACCATCCTTGTTCTTGCGTGGCGTGATTGTGCCCATGTCGTTCCCCGAGGTGCCATAATTTTCGTGGCACCAATTTTGGCACCGTGGCACCTTGGAGACAAGGTTTGACAAGGGTAAACGAGATGGGATGAGACACGCTAAAACGCGCCGGATGTCGTTGATTTCTAAGAAAAACCAATGAAATCAAGGGTGTCTAGCCCAACAGAGAAACCCATCATCGATGGAATCCGCACCCCGGAAAATCATCGTAGAATCATATAGTTGATGTGTGACTATGGAGCCGTGGCACCTTATTGGCACCGCCATCAACAAAAATCCAGATCAACATGGAACTCAAACAACTACAGGCCCAGCTCAGGGAACTGAACACGCAGATTGCGGATGCGCGGTCACAGGAACGGCGAGCATGGCTCGCGACGGTCAAGGAACAGGTGCAGGCACTCGGCATCAGCCAAGACGAGTTGCTCCATGCGGCAGGCTTCCTGAAGTCCCACAAACGCGCCGCAGCGAAGTACTACGATCCATCATCGGGGAAATCATGGTCAGGCAAAGGCCCGCGCCCGAAGTGGTTGGAGGGCAAGAACCTAGATGCTTATTTGATTGATCGAGCCGGAATGGCTTGGTGGCCGGGAGAAGAGGGATGAAAGTTAGCGAATTGACTGGTATTAAGCTTGACTATTTTGCATGTGCAGCAGCCGGACTGCTACGAATGATTCCTGGAACTATGGAAGAAAAACTTGGTGATTATTCTCCGTCTACTAATTGGCGGCTAGGTGGCCCAATCATCGAACGCGAACGCATGGAATTGAGACCGGAAAGCAATGGGCAATATTATGCGATCGCATTGAATGGGGCAGATTCATATGGCCCAACACCATTAATAGCCGCCATGCGTGCCTACGTGGCGTCGAAATTTGGGGATGAGGTAGATGACGCACAACCACAATCGGCTGGCTAGGAGGCGGGATGGAAAAGCGAACAGCACCGTGGCCCGACTATGAGGGCAATCCAATCTGTGAAGGTGACAGGATCTGCCATCCTTATGGAGATCAGGGAGATGTATTTCGGTTGGATAACGTCGAGGATCCGAACGACGCATGGCGTGTTAGATACGATGACGGAACTGTTCTGCGACTATGCTTGCAAATCGGATGGAAAGGTATGGCAATCGTCGTATCACATTGACGCGCTACTCATGTAGGCTGGATGGTCCCCAAATCAGGGATGGCAGTACTTGGAATGGGGATTTGGGAGGGAATATGGAAGAACGTGTAAAGTTTAGCTTTGGTTTTCCGGGGTTGCCGACTAAGAATCCATTTGTCGTTGATATTGAGGAAAATACCAAGCCATCGCCATCGAATGCGGAAATACTGCGCCAAATTGCAGATAGCGTTGATGGCAGCGATCCGATGAAGACGATTTTTGCTGGGATGCTACGGAGCGCGGCTGCGGAATTAGATTCTTCTTTTGAAGCGTTGAAGCTGTCGATGGGGTTATTGATCCTACATGGCCATGAGAAAGAGGCCAAACAAGTCAGGGAGGAATGGTTGCAATGGAAGAAAATAGATGCTCCGCAGAACGCGGGCCAGAAAGAGGGGTGCGGCGACACAAGCAATAGCTTGTAATCGCCGGATACAACGTTGGGGCTGTAGTGAGCTTACGAAGTTTATCGCCCAAAGATAAACTAGGCTAAAGCCGCAATAACTCGCGCGATAGCATGATCCTTCACGTTTGGTAGTGGCATTGAAGGCTTGCCGATATACGTCAGAAATCCCGCATGCTGCCAGTCCAATGGTAGACTGGGCACAATATCTAGTCCATTGACATACAGATGTAGCGGGACTTTCGCGAGCAACGTGCGGAAGTTGGCATCAGGACTAACGCGCGGCGGTTCAAAACCGAACACGGCGGATGGCGGATTGTCCGAAATGGTCATAGCCGCTGCTGCAACGACAGCGATGGCGGCCCCGAGAGAGTGCCCTACGAGCGTCACAGGCTGTCCATCAATCGCGGCAAGCACTGGCACCGAGATAGCTTCCCAAGCCTGCCAGAAGCCACGGTGACACTTCCCAATGCCCGGAACGACCATTGGCCCGATGTCGATATCCGCGCCGACGCAATCCGCATTGTCGGTGCCAGGAAAGGCGATCACCAATCCAGCAGTCGTATGCCGCACGATGGCCCGCGAGGCGCTATCCGGATCGCCAATGTCAGGCTTTGCCGAATACGCCTCTTGAGCCAAGAGGGCGTAATCGTGCGCGTTCATTGCAGAGGCGCACCGGAAAGCGGAGTGGCCGGCGCAAGGCTGATCGCAATGTTGAATGCCAGCGTGGCCGTGTCGATAGCGGCATTCGCGGCGTTCTTCTTGTCTTGCGCGAGGGACGAAGAACCAACCAGCGACTTGACGAGCGGCAGCGTCATATTGACGACGGTTTGCAAGCTGGCAGGATTGACAGTTGCGCCGACTGTACAAACTTCGCTGACGGCCGGTTTGATCTTGTTGTTCAGCGTGTCGGCAGCGCCGCCCGTGAAAACGCCATCAGCAGTTAGAATGGCGAATTCGCCTTGAGCGGCACCGCATGCGATCTTGACTTGGTCAGCGAAAGAGAGAGTAGGTGCGGACGAGCACGCAGAAAGAGCGAGCAGGGCGAAGCCTGCTGCGAGAGCAGCATATTTACGCATTTGGAAACCTTCAGGGTTTGAGCGAGAACTTCGAAGCCGAAATAGCAACGTTTGAAGCTGCTGCGGCTATATTGGAAATGGCGGCGTTTTGGGCAGTCAGCGGGGCGGTAGCACCAACTCCCGTTTCAGAGAAATCCAACACATAACCATCCGCCGATTTCTGGACATGAACAGTTACGCTGGCAATGTCTTTGCTATTCGAGATAGTTGCGGCGCAGCACAAGACTTGTTTTGATGCCTCGTCGTAGAATGGACGAATGTCATAGGTTGCTTGGCCGGCGCACCCAGTCAGCGAGAAGCAGAGCAGGGCGATTGCGAATTTCATTGCACGGGCGGAGTCTTTCCAGTATTCGTCACGACGTGATAGAGGCCAAGGCCGCCAAGACCGATCTTGATGTTCTCGACATAATCAGTTGCCGGAACCTTGCCCGTGTAGACGAGATACGACCATGCGGCGAAAAGGACGCCTCCGACGATGAGTTTTTGCGCGCTGGGCGAGATATTGGCGAAATTCATGCTTGCTCCTTATCCAATAGCGGACGATTCTTAATCTTGTCGTGCCATTCCAAAGCATCGGTATGGACATCAATATTGAAACTACGGAAATTTCCAAGATGTCCGAAATGCAAATGGCACGAGACACCGCCTTTACCCGATTCGCACAACGTGATCAGATTTTCCGGATTGAGTTCGAGATCGGGATGGAGATGGAATGGGCGCACGTGATGCACTTGGAGCTTGTCCTTGCCACCGCAGACTTCACATACCGGATGCAGTTTCAGGTGTTGAGCGCGAACAGCCGGCCAATGCTCCGAACGGGCGTGCGAGATCGAATGCTTGCCTTGGGCAGCATCGATGAGATGGCGAACGATGGGCATAAAAAAGCCCGCTCATGGCGGGCATTGAAGGAGAATTTCAGCAGGATTAGCTCGGCATTACACCTGTAGACATCGCATCAGCAAGACGCTGAGCGCGCTGGCCCACTTGTCGGGCCCATAACGAAGCGCGCATGCCGGTGGAAGCGGCGGTATAGAACCCCGACTTCATATCGATAAGCGTGTTGCGGAAGGTCAGCAAGGTAGTGATACCCATATTGAAAACCATGTTGATTAACACGCGCATACGAACATCATCCAATGATCGCCACCATGTAAGGTGAATGTCCAATTGCTGCATCGCGATCGTTATATCGCCTTTTAGAAGTTGATCGACCTGAGTATCATTGAGAGGGTATGTCCAGCCCGCAGGCAATGGCATAACCGACAAGTTATGCCCAACTCCCACCGTCCAATTCGGTGGATGCGCGGTATCCAGATATGGTGTATAGCGGACGCCTTCATCGCGCTTAAGTTCCGCGACTAAAAGATTCATATCCATGATCGGTGGGCGTAAAAAAACCCGCCGTGGCGGGTTGAATTATTAACTCGAAGATTGATTATTTTTCGCGCTTCCGGGATTCTCGCCGAAGCGCGGCAGCGCGATATTTCTCGATCATCTCTGGGGTTCGCTCATATTCGCGAAGTTTTTGTATTTCTTCGGCGGACTTTATGCGCCCGGTAGATGCGTTTATTATTTGTTGCCTGAATTCTGGATCAGCCCATAGTTTTTTCATCGTTAACGATGATGCGGCTCTTTGAGCATCGGTATGTGTGCCGGATTTTCCTAACTTGGCGGCCCGCATCTTTTCCCGCGCCTCGGGAGATCTTGTTTTACCTTTCCACGCAGCGCGTCCCTTCGTGGCCATATCATCGGCATTGTCTGCATATGTTCCAAGGAACAAGTGCTTAGGATTGACGCATCGGCGGTTATCGCACGAGTGACATACGAGCATTCCATCCGGAATTTCGCCAGTCATCAGAAAATAGGCTGTTCGATGGGTGGTGCTCGCGCCAGTTCCCATGTTCAGAACGCCATAGCCATGAGTGCCCACTGCGCCAGTCCAGTTCCAGCAGCCGCCGTCCGTTTTTTCAACTCTACCCATCAACTGACAGAGCGGAGAGCAAAATTTCTGTCGATACGGACCATCGAAAACAGTTACACAAGTCTTGCATGTCGGCATGGCATATCTCCTTGCCGACATTATATGTTGAAATATTGTTTGCGACTACTCGTTGGTGTGAAATTAACGCACGCCTTCGTCTCGGTGCAGTTCGACCTTGAGAAGTTGCTCGTTCATTGCCGATCCGCCTTGTTTTCGAGCCGTCGGTCGAACTTCTCGTCCATCGATTCCAGCTTCTTGAACACGGCGTCAACGGACGCGCTGAACCGGTCAATAGCCTTCTCGAAGGCAGAATTCGGCGTGTACGTCTCAGCCACATGTACGCGGTAGGCGTCGAGCGCCTTCTCTTGCTCCTTCATGCGCTTCTCCTGCGCCTCGAACTTGTCGTCGTGCGCCTCGAATTTTCTGTCTACCTGGCTGATGGCGCGCCGGATCATCCAGCCAAACGCACCAATCACAGCGGTAGCAATGCCGCCGACCCCGGCAACGGTCGTGTTGTCCATGTCAAACTAGAATGAAAGTTATGTCAGCATTGACGGGAAAGAGTGCTATATACTCAACCACCGTCAATTCAGAAGCGGAGGGGAAAGATGCTTAGTGCATTGAAAAAGGTTTTCAGTCGCGGGGATACTATGGAGCGGGGTTTCTGGAGGGAATATTCGAGGATTTTGAACCCTTCCACAAAAGTTCCTTTCTACGAAGTTTCCCCTCAGGAGTTCATCTGCTCACCATCCACGGGGGATATTGGCGTGCGGTCCATGCTCCACGAGTTCGAGATCGCGGTGCTGTACGGGCTGGCGAGGAATCATTGGACCGGCAAGGGAGCCATCATCGACCTCGGTCCCTACAACGGGCTCAGCACTCTTGCCCTCGCGGCCGGCGCGAAGAAGAATCCGAACTGGGCCGGCGACAGCAAGGTCTTCAGCTATGATCTGTGGCTGCGCCAGGGCTATGAGTGGTTCACGAGTACCGAACTTTCCGTCACGACCGGCTCCGCCTTCCCCGACTGGCTGATGCTCAACAAAGAACATCTCGACGTGATCTCCCCGTGCCCCGGCGATTTTCTGGCGCTGGACTGGGCCGGGGGCGCCATCGAAGTCCTGTTCATCGACCTCGCCAAGACGTGGGATCTGAATCACCACGTCGTCAGCAAGATGTTCCATCACCTCATCCCTGGCCAATCGGTCGTCGTGCAGCAGGACTGGATTCACTTCAACGAATACTGGACGCACATCACGATGGCCTACTTCGCCGATCGATTCGAGCACATCGAGACGGTGTACGGCAGCAGCGCGGTCTTCCGATGCGTCGCCCCCATCTCCCAAGAGGAAACGAGCGTGAGGCTCGCGGATCTACCCCTTGCGGAAAAGCTTCGCCTGATCGACTACTGTATCGCGCGCGAATCGCCATCGGCGCAACAAGTGATCCGTACGGCGCGCGCAAAGTGCCTGCTGGACAATGGCGAGCTCGACGCTGCGGCGGCTGAATTGGAGCGCGTCAACACTGAACGCCTGTCCGATGATCCCGCAACGGATTTCTCGGGGATCGCCGCCAGCAACAAGGCCATGGTCGCAGAGATGATCGAAGCCGCCAGAGCCTGAGTCGTGATGAGAACCGGCTGCACTCGATACAGCGCAGCCGGGAATCTCAGTGATGCCACATCTCACGCCAACACGCGCACCCTGTCTGGTCGTACCACAGGGCAATCGTTGTCCCTGCGCCTGTCGTCAAGTTGGCTGCGGCAGTCAATTGGATATTGGCGTTGTTCGTCAAAGTCAACGCCCCTGCAAACGTCAGGATAAGGCGGCGATCTGCCCATACACCGCTGATGTTGGTGATGGTCGTCGTGCCCGTTACAAGATAATGGTCATAGACCATTCCTGGTGCGAGAAGGGAAGCGCTGGCGATCGATGGAAGCGCCTGAGTGTTTCCGCCAAACAGAGCGCTACCAGCCGGCAAGTCAGTGTTCAGAAGGGTGCCGATTTTCACCTGATCGGCTGTCCAGCCTGACGGGCCGACGATATACGGTGCGGCTCCGCCATTGATCCCGGTCAATACTGCGCTCCCGATATAAAACCGGATGCCAGTGGTGGCCAAATTCAGCGCATATCCGGCCTGAGACGCCACGTAAAGCGAATCGATGTGGACGTTCGGGTTTGAGGATGCCGTGTTTGTGATGCAGTTCGAACTAGCTACCCCGTTGCCGTTACAGTAGAGATAGCCAATGCTAATGCTCTGCGCACCACTCTGCAAAACTAAACCGTTGCCAGTAGTCCATGCTTCGATGACATCGAAGCGGCTCTGGTTGTTAGCGGTGAGCTGAATCCCCGCAGTTGCATTCGTATCAACCCAGATATGCTCATAATGCACATTCCCTGCGGCAGCAGTATAAACACCCACTGCGTGGCCGAAATCCATCAAATTCATACGGACATCGTCCTCGTTATTGGCGAGGATCTGAATGCCAATGCCAGTCCGCGTATTAGTTGGGGAAGTTGCAGCGACAGTCCCCCATGGCCAAGCGCGCACATGGATATATGATGTATCGTAGGCCGGCCCAATAATTACAGCCCCAACCCCAGCAGCCGGGTTAGCATCGCATTCGATATCCAATCGAAGATGCCCGCCGCCTGTCGTACCATCAAAGCATGTCGCAAACCCAATAATGGTTGCATTGACATGTACATCATCATTACCACCAGCAGCTCCAGTGCCAGTGCCCAGTTTCAATGCCGTGCCGGCATAACTGGCTGGCGTCGTCTGCGGGAGCGTCAGGCCATTTTTGATGATGAGCGCATCAATGCCGGAGTTGTTATTCAGAGTGATCGTCGCCGTGCCAGCGAGATTTATGTGGGCCGGAAGATTGGCTTGCGTATAGCCCGGAATCCCGATTGGACCATCATTGCGGCACTGTTTCACATACACGTTCTGCGGCACCGTCACATTCGACAGGATCGCATAATTCTTCGTGCAATCGAGGAACACGACACCTCCCGACGTGCCGAGCGCGGCCATAGCGTTCGTCAGAGGCGTCGCATCGTCCGTCGTGCCGTTACCGACCGCTCCATAGCTGTCGATGAACACATTCTGCGCGAAGCGACTCGCCAGCGTCTGCGATACCGCGCCGGTGCCGCTCGCCGTGTACGTCAGGTTCGTGGCCGGAATCGTCATGCTGCCGGCGAAAGTGCCGTTCAGCGTCGGGCTCGAAATGGTCGGCGACGTGCCGAGCACCGGAGCGCCAGAACCGGTTGCCGCATTGGCGAGGCCGGTTGCAACGCCGGCGCCGAGCCCGGACACACCAGTTGCGATCGGCAGCCCCGTGCCGTTCGTCAGCGTGACGGCCGACGGCGTGCCGAGGTTGGGCGTGACGAGCGTCGGCGAATTCGATAGAACAGCCGAGCCCGTGCCAGTCGATGTCGTCGTTCCGGTTCCGCCATTAGCGGCCGTCAGCGGGTTCTGTAGCGTCAGGCTGTTGAACGTCGGCGACGGATACGTCTGGCCGAAGACGATCGCGGGGACCGCCAGCAATGCAAGAAGGATTTTTTTCATGTATTGGGCAACAAAAAACCCTCGCGCGGAGGGCTTTGCATTGAGATGGGGAATGGTCAGGAAATCGAGAGCACGCCCGTGTTATTCCACGCGACACCGGCAGTAGTTGGTTCTTGCGTAGGCAAATTCTTGAGCCAGTTTTCAATTACGAGCGATGAAAACATCGACAGCGGCATCGTGCATTTCGCCCATTCACCATTCTGCTGTTGATGGACCGTGACCAGCTCATTGAAGGTCAGTGGCTGCGGAAGACCGAAAAAATCCATTTGCAAAGTTCCTTAAGGGGCAATCAGTTTTCCACCACCAACTGTCCAACCATCGGTGTGCGTCAAGTGTTGAATCCATTGATCTTCAGTCACCTCAACCAGATTTTTCGACCCCTGATATTTTGGATATTCGACAAAATCAGTATCCAGCCATGTAATCACCGGATAGGGCGCGCGAACGGTTGGATCAAAGCAAGCATATTTCGCCATCTCAGTACCCCGTTGCTCGGTATGAGCAAGTGTTAGATGCATTGAACCAGCTTCCGGCGTTGTACGATAGCGTCCAGTGCGTGAACCCGGTTGTTGTCAAGTTGCTGCTTCCGTGTACCGTCGGACTGCCGATGCCCCAGTTCGAAGAGTTCGCTGCGGCCTCGCTAAGTGAAACATTCAGGCATGCATTAGGGAATGCAATCGGAAATATGATTGGAGTTCCATTGGAACTCGATACGGTTCCCCATTGTTCTATGTAATATCCAGTCGGACTATTTGGATCTGGGATTTTCTTGTATCCGGATGAGGTGAGTTGGCTTGCAAATTGCCCCTGATTGACCGCTTCCGTCGTGCTACTTGCTGCGGCATTCGCAACCACGACAGGATTGTTGAACGTGTTATTGCCGCTCCAAATATTGTTATCGCCGAGCTGGCCAAATGCCTGCATCTGGCCCATGGTCGGCGAGCAATATGCATAATCGCCCGTGGACCATGCTTGCGCGCTCGTACTCTCCTGCCCACGCATTAGACCGCTCAGCGTGGCGCCAGAAATCGCGGTTGCATAAATCACTTCGAAGTTCTGGCGTGTCGCCACATCGTTGAGCGTAATGACAAATACTTTCCCGGCAGGAATAGAGGTTGGCAAATTGGCCGCACTCGCCAGCGTGAGTGACGTTGCTCCGGATGAGATCGATCCCGCCAACGTGGTACTAATGTTGTTGGCGAACGTGAAAAGAGAAGGCATGTTTGAATTCCTGACTATGCGATCGCAACGACACCGCCGTCATTCCAGAGCTGGCCGGTACCGGGTCCGGGGTTTGTGAGCGGCAGATTGCCGCCACCGAGGGCAAGCAATTGCGGCGGGAACGTGTAGGCGAAGTACAGTGGCGGCGCCGTCGGATCAGGTGTGACGCCTGGTACAACGCAGATAACTCCTGGCGTTCCACTAGAAACTGTGCCATTCCACCATACCGAACCCGGCGCTAGACCGGTGGGGCTGGTCGGATAGGTGAGCGGGAATCCTAACGTCAATACGCCGCCATTGTTCACAAACTTATCTGTGACGAACTGTAATGTGTATAAAAATGGGAAGGCGAGCAGACCATTCGAATAACACGATTGCAGCGCTTCATATCCAATCGTGTCATATGCAGTTACCGTGAACACAGTCCCCGATACGGTGATGGAAGGAGGGTCATTCAGCACCGGCCAATCGCCGCCATTCGCGCCGTTGATGAACCGCGAAATGCGGTTCTTCAGCCACTGCATATCGAACTGCATGCCGTCGCCGCGGTACAGATGCCATGTCAGGACGCGCTTGTATATGTCGTCGTTCGCGATAGATGCGGTTTGGCTAGCCGAGTAGTACTGCGCGTTGTAAGCAATCGTGTTGTACGGGTTCGCGTTGTAGCCAGCCAGGCGCGTCGATGTCTGCGATGCAAGCACCGGCCGGCGGATCCCGTACACTCCACGCGCGATCCAGTCGAGAAGCGGCCCCGTGATGAATGGGGAAGTGTATAGCCCAAGCGGCGCCTGATTGAACCAGTCTAGATACCCTTGAGAAAGCGAGTTGTAACCGTCGACAAATGCTTGAAGTGAGGCATCGTCATCGTATTCCTTATAGAGATACGATGGAACGATCTGCTGTAACGGGCTAATGCCGAACGATTCAATCTGCATTATTTATCCCTGCGATACGGTGACGCCAGTTGGCGCGCAGAAAAAATAGCTTTCCGGATCGGATGTAATGATGTCGGTACCGGCCGCCGGCGACGCGGATACGCCATTAATCGTCACCGCGAAATTCAGTGTCGTCACATTCGGACCATCGATTACCGAGGACACCGCGTCAAGGAACGTCGCCGTCATCTCGTTCAAGTTGATCGGCTGCCCCGCGAAAATCGAGTTCAGATACGATTGCAGCGCCGGAGCCGCGAGTTGATTCACCGAGCTGCCCGCAGTGAAGTTCGGTAGCGTTGTGTTCCAGGTCACCGCGAGCGTCACGACCTGCTGCGGAGGATTGACGAACGGGATGTTGTATGTGTTCGGATTCTGGAACAGCGATACATTAATGTTGCGCGGGTTCGGCGAGAACGTCGCGCCGCCGATATAGGCGCCGAAGCCACTCCCGTTCGTGGTGGTCGTGATCGTATTGCCCGAGATCGATCCGACCGTGTACGTACGGTTGAACGCACTCGGCGTTGCGCCTGTCACCGTGAACGTCTGACCAACGGCATATCCGCTTGCGAGATTGGTCTGGATCACGACCGGATTCGCGTTCGTCATGCTGGTGATACCAAGCTGCGAACCTTTCAGCAATGCGATGTCGCCCGCGCCTTGCAGGATCGCTGCGGCGACCGCATACGCATCACCCCCACCGCACACTACCTGCCAGCCGCCCGTCACCTGATTGATCGAAACCAGTCGTTGTTGGACTCCAGGTATTTTCCCGAGAAGGGTCTTTAGAAAGGAGGGGGTTCCGACAGATGCAACTTGTCCTGCTTGAAGAACGCGGCCTCGATATGTTTGCGGGCTTTCTGCGCTCGTGGCAGGAGTCCCAGCCTGCGGATTCGTAACAGTGACGGCATAGGCGCTCGGAACCGATGTGATGAGCTGCGTTACGGTATTGGCCGGAATCGCAAATGTTCCGCTTGTAGTTGCAACGGCGTATAGTTGGGAACTTGTCCCGCTAGTTTCGATTACGCCGCCATCCTGAAGGATGTACTGGTGCGTGCCGTCTCCGACGATAAAGCCCTTGGGAAGCACGTATCCGGCTGGACCGGAAAATTGTACGTACACATTGCCGTTGGATGAAACGCCTTGTGCGATGCCGAATTGCGCGCCTAGCTGAGCAAGAATGAAGGCATTTGCTCCATATGGCGTGACACTATTGATCGCATCGACCCGAGCTTGATCGATTACGACGAGCGCCCCAACATCGGTCCCGCTGATATCGTCAATGAGGCCGGACGGAAGCACCGTATAGCCCGGAGACTGCGCCGCGACGTAATCAATAAGATTCGAATATAGGGTGGCAGGCGGGGTGGTTGACGGACCTGCCGCAGTCATGACCAGCGGAATAGACGTGGGGGAAATGGTCATGTCGCGATTGTTTCGTTGATTATGGCACCGCTATGGCAAACAGCATTAACCTGATAGACAGGCGGGAACGATGCTGGAATTCTGAAAATCGTTAAAGATGCGAATTTTGATGAAAAATATTGCTGGATCTGAGACACATAAAAGTCTGGATAGACCTGCGTCACGATCGTCTGTTGTTGCGGTATCCCGAGATTTGCATAGAAGGGGGATTCACCGAGGTTCAGCTTTAGCGCCTGAACGAGAGTGGTAAGCCAGATGTTATCTTCGTATCCATTGGCATCAGGCAAGACCTCGACCCATTGATAAGTGCCGTTCTCCGAATATTGTCTGCCCCATGTTCGCATTGGAATAACCTATGTATGACTGATATCTATCCGCCGAGCTTATTTACGCACGATTCACTATCAAGCCTTTCTCTTGAATTTCTTGTCATCGTGCTATTCGTGAACAGTCGATCAGATGCCTTCCCGTTGGCATTGGATGTGGCCAAACAAGCACCACTCTTCGCGACCCGCGATCTTGAGGCGATGCAGTTATTTGTTTCGGGATTCCGCCCGACATTTGAGGGAGCCACTCAAGCAATGGATCTGATTCATTACGTGCGCGGCTGGAAAGGAACGCACTTCTATGCGCGAGGGCGCATGATCATTGGCGAGATGGAGCAGGCATTCCTACTCGAAGCCGTCGTGAAATGTTTTGCCGATTCCTGTGCCGCCCAAGACTTCCGCGCGCACTGCTTTAGGTTGATAGACGATCCGTTTAGGCCGTTGGCGACGCACCAAAATTTCGAGCGTGTCGCCCCGTACTTCCAGCACATTGAGGCGAATGCGGAAGAGGGGTTATATGTCTTCCCATGCCGGCATATGCTTCAATGGTTCGCGGCTCAACGCGGGCATCCAGCATCAATCACTGACCAGATACAAGCTGAGGGTGTCAGTAAAATGTGCGACGTTTGCCCTCGGTTCGATGCGGATTCTTTCGGGCCGCGCGTTCTACAAAGGAGTGGGAAATGACTCGCATGCTCGCATTACTTGCTATGCTATTGACATCTATCGCGCATGCCTTTCCGGCTGGAATCCCGCAAAACTGTCATACTCCGCTTGCCCATGACATGGAGATGGCCAACATCCCCTATCTTTTGGATCTTGGCCCGGATGCAGCGCACATCAAATCAATCGAGACGGTAACAGGGGTTCCTGCATACGAGTACTTGCCGGGTCTATATCGTATCGACTGCTATATCACCGTCAGATGGAGTAACGGAGCGATTGATTACATGCATAAATTCAGCATGTGGGAAGATCGTTATGGAGGACTTAAAGGGACATATTCACCGCATTAGCCAGTCATAGCCCCCGTATTTCCCGTTCCCGTCTGGACGCCGCCGTGATAATGATTGTTCACGCTGCCATTCGGCAGGATTACATCCGGAGCGGTGATAGGAACCGGGAAGTTGACGCCAGTAGCATTCCAGGTGAAAGTCTGGCTGCCGATCTTGATCGTGATTCCTGCTTCGTTCAGCGTCAGCGCTACATTGCCATCTGCTGTCTGGAGAATGACACCTGACGGCCCTTGAATTTGGGCCATATTCTGGTCAATCGGCCCCGACGATGAATTGCTAACCGGCACAAAGACGAGTGCTGTCAGGTTGGCTCGTTGCGTCGGGGTAGCAACACCACCGCCCAACCCCGACACACCTCCCAAATACGCATCGGCCGGCATCGTAACACCCTTATCACCAGCCTGCGTCGGCATTCGGATCCATGGGCTCTCAGCCTTCGGGATCGTAATGTTTGGGAGAGTTTGAGGCGATCCTTGTATTTCAAACGCAACCGTAACAATGGATCCGCTCACTTCCACGACACGACACGGAAGGGCCCGCCCTAATTTCTGTATGGCTTGCTGAGCGCGGTTAATGGCTAACTGGTTCGCGCTTTTCTGCACCCATAGCTTGTCGTAATTGTCAGCCATTCGGATTGAGGATGCAGTTGACGATCGTTACCCACTGCGTTGCATCGGCCGCACGGAAATTGCCGATCTGGCGCAGTTCTTGAACGATGAAATTGTTTTGAAACGTGGTCTGGTATTTGATGCTAGATGGGTAGGCGATCTGCGTCGTGGTGACAAACCCCGGAAGATTCTGCAATCCTTCGGGCATCCGCACAATCGAACCCATTTGTAGGTCGGCGCGAGTGACCAGTTTCAACTGGATCGTGTTCACGTTGATCCAGGTCGGTTGACCGACGAAATCCGTGAACGAAAGCTGAATTGGAGCTGGCCGATAGTTCGTATCGTAGATGACAATCTTACCAGCCTGTACGCCAATCGTAACGCGGTTGTCGAATATCCCTTCGCTGATGTCACCTACGACTTGGGCAAGCTGATCCAGCGTGTCATAAATCCCGATCTCGTCGTGATTTTGAACGAGATTGGTGCCGATGTTAATCGTGATGGGCGTATTTGGATATGCCACATCCAATGTCTGAAGAAGGGCATCCGATAATTCACTCCCGGCTCTCCAGTTCAAGACGAAGTTTCCTGGATTGTCGAGAGTGTATCCGCCTGGCAGCACCACGAAATCGAGAGTCTGGTTGACACCCTCCCAGTTTCCGAATGCTTGGAAGACCTGTCCCTTGAGGATCGTTCCAGCTTGAGCTGGATTCACCAACGGAAGGCCCGCACGCATACCGGCCTTCAGTTCTAACGTCATGCCAGCGTATTGCTGCGGCTGCGTAAGATCCTTCAATGCAATGCCGCGAAGCATTACCGTTGATGCCCCTGTTGGTGTCCCACATGGGCCTACCAAAGCATCAAACTCAATCTGAAGTGCGCCAGGGTCGATGACATTATTCGGATGCGAACTCCAAACCCGAATAGGGCTGGTCACGCCCTGCGGAGTTAATGAGAGTTCATAAAACCTCACGGCGTTACCTCAATATTTCCTGAATCCTCACGGAACAGGATGGTCGATTGATTAAATACGCCCGGTGCCAGAAAAATATCGTAGTTCAGCGGAGATCCCACCATCGCGCCATTCCACATGACATTGCCGGAAGTGTCGGCGATCGTCATGTAATATCGTTGCCCGTAGAAATTCCACGCGACATTTAGAACGTAGCTCGCTCCGTCTAGCGTGATGGGCGTCGAAAAGGGTGGATTCGATGCATTCGAAGGAGTGAACGGAATCAGTGTGGTCATCAGATTGGGGAGCTGAGATATTGATTAACCACGCCAACCACCTGACTAACGCCTTGAACCGCGCTTTGTGCGGCTGAACCAACGGCGGTTGCCGTGCTTGACCAAAATGATGATCCTGCTGTTGGCGTGGCTCCAGAGATAGCGGCGCCGCTGCTCAGCTTGCTCATCAAACCATTCAGTGCATTCGTAGCTTGCTGCTGCGTTACGAGCGGTTGGATAAAATCCCACTGAGCCTCTACTTGCTGCTGCTTTGTGCCACCGCCAGTTGCATCGGTAACCTGGGTGAGCAAGCAATTCGTGTAGATGTAGGCGGGCGTCGCCACGTGGTAGAGACCGCCTGCTGCGTTGTGGGCGGTGATCGACGTTTTGAGCGCTGTCCAGATGGCGGTTTTAGTCAGATAGCCGGCAGAATCTTTCACCGGAGCAATCATCCGCAGGCTGACATTCAACGGCTGTTGAATCGTCGCATTGGCCGCAACAGATTGATTCGCAAACGGATACGTCGCAATTTGCTGACTTACGAGCGTCGATCCCGGAACGGTGATGAAGCGCGCGAAAAAATCGTCCGTGCTCAGGCCGCCACTCGAAAGCGCCCCCTGCACGAATCCAGCTAACTGACCGGTCAACGCGATCAGTGGAAGCATCCCGCCCAGCGAGTTAGAGGCGATGCCGCCGACCAAGATGATGGGAGAAATTTGGAACGCCAAATCATAGATATTTCTCCCCGCGTCTGAAATGGTAGAGGCCATTCTTCGGTATCCTAGTCGTCCTAACGTGTGTATAATGTGCGTATGAAACGACTAAACTTTTTCTTGCCAGAGCAGGTTATCGCTGCTCTACAGTCCCTGTCTGAAAAGACAGGTTTGACGGTTAGCGAGTTGATCCGTCGAGCGATTGACGAATATCTGAAAAAGAACAAGTGAAAAAAATCTCTGGAATCTATGCGATTACTTCGCCAAGTGGGAATCAATACATTGGACAGGCACAATGCATCAGGACAAGGTGGTGGGAGCATCGGAAATACCTGAGGCTCGGAACCCATCATTGCAAAGGGTTGCAGAGTGCATTCACGAAATACGGTGAAACCTCTATGGTTTTTTCCGTGATCGCCGTTGTACCGCTTGATCAACTAAACGATCGAGAACAACAAGAAATAGATGCGCGCCCCAAAAATATGCTTTACAACACGGCGCTATTCGTGAGACGTCCCCGTCAAGGTCTAAAACATACCGAAGAATCGCGCGCGAAGATGTCTCTCGCCGCAAAGAACAGGTCGGAAGAATATCGACAGAAACTATCGGATGGCCGAAAAGGAAAGCTTCACACTGAAGACATGAAGAAAGCCATGTCTTCGGCGTTCACCGGAGAAGGCCACCCAAAGTGGGGCAGTAAACACAGTCCCGAAACGATGGCTAAATTAATCGCCGCCCAACGAAACCGAAGCCCGAAATGGCGAACTAATATCTCTGCCGCCAAAATGGGGCATTCGGTATCGCCCGAAACTAGAGCGAAGATATCTGCCAGCAGGATAGGCAAAGGAGCCGGTCCCAACAGCCCACGCGCCATCCCTGTGCTCTGCATTGAAACTGGGGAAATTTTCGTCTGTTTGAAATATGCAGAAAATTGGCTAAGGGAAAATGGCAAGCCGAAGGCAGACTCGGGGGCGATCACCCGAGCCTGCAAAGGAAAACTAAAGTCGGCTTATGGCTATCACTGGCGATATGCTTAGTGTGGCGCCGCGTTCATCGACGTTGCAACGTTCGCCGCCGTCGAATTGGTGATGTTGATGTTGACGTTCTGGCCTTGTCGCGCCATTAGGGATACAGCCTTGTTGATGTATTGCTGTGTCTCTTGCGGCGCATGCGATTCCCAATTTGCGCCGTTCTTGGCGACGTCCTTATCCAAGTTGCCCATGCCCCAGTTGTATGCCGCTAGAGCCTTGCGTACATCTCCGCCATATCGCTTCAAAAGGAAGGTATCGTATCGGCGTGCCGCGTCCTGAGAATCCTGGAGATTGTTGACGTCGCCTCGTCCCCATTCATCCCATGTGGGCTTCATGAACTGCATCGGTCCCATGGCCCCCTTTGGAGAAAGCAGATGCTTTCCACGACCCGATTCGATCGTGTACTGAGCATCGACCATAGAAGCAAGGGAATCCGTCGGCGTAACCAGATGCGAATTTGTGAGAGCCGCCCACTTGTCGCGCATCCAATAGCCGGCAGTTGCGAGACCACCGATGACCCCGCCTTCTTTGGCCGCTTGAGCGCGAGAAACGGGAGGGCCTTCGAGGGCAGCAAGTACTTTCTTCGCTTCCGGTCCAGCAACCTTCAATAGATTGACCGCAGCAGCAGCAGCCGAATCACTTAGAGCCTTAAGCTCGGGAGATGCATTCGACAACTGTTCATTGAAAGTATTGAGCACTTTCGCCCAATCAGATTTCAACGCGGCTTTTACATCCGATGCCTGATCGGCAATGCCTTGATTGACCTCGTTTGCCTTTGAGTCTGCGAGCGTCTTGTTTTGTGCGGCGATGAATTGCTGGTCTGTATAGCTCGCTCCCGTGCGGAGTTGCTGGAGCGACAACACATCAGTAAATCCATAGGCTTGGGCCATAGATGCAGCCGGCATGCCAGCCTTCTGCCATTCGCGATACTTGCCACTAGCAGCGCGAGCAAAGTCATATGTCAGTTGCTCAGCATCTTCGTTCTGGATTTGCTGCGGTGTCAGGCCAGCCGCAATAAACGCGCGCCATTTCGACACGTCGCCTTGAGCGTTGGCTACATTGCCGAGATCCGAGGCGCCGAGGCCGAACTTTTCGAAATTGGCGCCAAATGCTTGTGTCTGGCCGATCTTCAGCCCGAGACCGCGGGCCTGGAGGTTTTGGCCGGCCAGTTGGCTGGTGGCCATATATAAAGAAGTCGGAATCGCAAGCGCTGACGCGCCCAACGCGCCAAGCTTCAGATAGATACTGCTCATCTTGGAGACGTCTTTATGCATCTCCTTCGAAAATTTGGCCATCTTCCCCATCTGGATGGCACCATCTTTCGTCTTCGTGTTGAGCTTTTCTTGAGCCCCTGTTGATTGACGAATGGCCTTCGTGATCGCGTCAGCCTGAATTGCGGCGATCAACAAGGCGTCGCGCGAAGTCTTTGAGAATCCAGAAAAACCCTCCATCTCCTCAGCGCCCTTGCCGATGGATTCGGTGATCTGCTCCCAGTCTTCTGGCATTTCTGCGAGATGCTTCCGGTACATCTGGAACATCTCGTTGAACTGCTTGAACTGCTCATCATTTACGACGACGTCAATTATTGACTTTGCGCTCATGACCGTTTGGCCCCAATCAGATACCGCTGCCTGTATTCAAGAGCCGTCCGATACGGGGAGTCGTACTGCTCAAACGTTTCCTCGAATCCCTCCCCAGCGATATACGTCAAGACAGAATCGAGGAATGTGTCTTTTTCGTAGGTTCGGCAGGCGTCAATTTCTGCAAAGAGGCGGCGAATTCCATAGGCGGCAATGAGGTAGTCGACCCGGACACGAGGCTTGCCATCAGTTCCGATGCTTTGGTTCGACCCGATTTCTTCGCCATTGATACATGACAAGTAAAAAAAACGATGGCCGATTCCGCCTCCTCCCAGTCTTCCTCATCGATCTTGCCTTGTTGAATTGCGACATCGACCGGCAAAAGATCCCAGCCATTTTGGGTGGCGCAGAGAATATTTGTCAGACGCTTTATTTCAGCAAGGAGGGCAGGAGTTTCCTCGTCAACGATCTTCCCATCCTCGTTGATCATGCCGCGTGTTGCGGCATCCTTCCGCCCCTCGTCCTTCAGCGTGAGAGAGGCGACGCGCGGACCAGATCCCATTAGATAATGCTGACCCTTGCTAGCCAGCGCAGACCTTGTGGCGGCCAAAACTCGAAAATTGGCTTCGTAGACAGCCTTGCTGATCGGCACATGATAGGCATGAATCAGAACTGTATCTTCCGATACATCCTTGCCGTCAACCTTCGTCGTAACCGTACCGCTCACGACGGGCAGCACCAGGCGTCTTTGTTCATCGATTTTCATCTCAATCCTTTATTGAGCCTTATAAGAGGCCGCGGCAACCAGTAAGGTGCTGGCTTTTCGGATCGCGTGTCCTAGCCGCGGCGCAGACGATTACGTGAATGACCAGAGCGCGTTGTTGATGTTGAACGTTCCGCGCAGCACTAGGCGCGTCACCGGATCGGTGCCGTCATATGCGCCTGGATCCAACATTCGGATGCTGGTGTCATTCAGTTGGATCGCCGGAAACAACGACGTATCGCTATGGATCGTCACATCACCAAGCACACTCGTATCCTGTGCTTGCGCGAGCCATGCCGCAGCCAGAGATTGCGGGCGCAGTAGGCCGATATTGATCGTCGCCATAACATACGGCTCAGGCGAATTCACAACACCGGTTGCAGTTTCGATCTGTTGTGTGAAATCGCCTTCGAACTCGATCCGCGCGAACGACTTGCCCATATTCTGGGCCGTGACGTTCAGAGTCGGAATCGAAGCGACAACGACATGGCATCGGACGCGATTCAACGGGCCTGCATTCAGATAGGGATTAGGCATTTTCGTTTTCTCCTATCCTTAAGCAAACTGCACAGCATCGAGCTGGAATGTAATTGTGAGGAAGGCGTTCTGACCAACCAACGTAGCCGACAGGCCGTTATAGATGCCGTTGTTGTAGTCGTTCGGATTTTGCTTCGTGTAGGTCGCGAACGGTACCGCATTGACGACGACACTCAGAGCGCAGCCAAACACGACAGCCGAGTTGCCAATGTTCTGCGCGATCGCCTGAAGCGTATTGATACCGGCTTGGTTGTAGAGCAGCGGAGGATTGCTGTTCGAACCATTGATGACGGCATTCGCCAACGCCTGCTTGACCTGGATGCGGAACCAGTCGACGCCATACCACCACGACGCTTGCTCACCATCCATCATCGTGCCCTTGAAGATGCACGCAGTGGATACGCCGCCTTCGGCACCCGTGAGAATCAGGTTGCCATAATCGGTGAGCGTCGTATTGATGTTGGTCTGATTGTTCACCACCGACCAAGGCGTAACGCCAAAGACATACCGATACGACATCGGAGCCAGAGGATTGGCCGACCCAGGATTATTCACTAGCCACTGGTAGAAGTCGGCTGCGAGCTGATGCTCAGTCGATGCCTTTGTGGGACTCGGAACCTGCGCATAAACCGCCTTGTTCGATGCGTAGTTCGGCAGGTTAGCAACGGTCGTAGTGACGAAGAAATACGTCTGTCCGCTCGGACTCTCGTAGTTCGCCGTCATCGTGTTCAGTGCGGCCGATGATGCTGCATCCCACGAAGCAGGAAGCAGATACGCATAGAACACCTGCGGATTGCTGTTCGCCGTGATCCAAGTCTGAAGTGCGGTGATGCCGGCCGCAGCATTCGCCACGGGGCCAAGCTCCAGCACATATACGCCAACCGACGTGCCTTGCGCGAAGAATGTCGTCGCCGAGTTATTGATGAATCCGGCATTAGACGGAAGATACGTGCCAGGAACCGTCTCTGTTCCAGGATTCGTCGTGAGCGAATACGTGAATGTATTCGTGCCCGTCACCGTGGCCGTGAACGTGCCGTTGTATCCGGCAGGCGTTGCGCCGGCAATAGTTGTGGTGAATGTTTGGCCGGACGCGAGTGTGATTGCTGCCGACGTTGTTGCTGTCACGGTGCCACTGGCCCATACAAGACCAGAAAGCGCGAGCGGGGCTGCGAGAATCGAAGTAACAGCCGAAAGAGTGCCGCAGTATTGATATGTGCCTGCGGTCAGAGTGGTGCCGCCCGCCGACACAATCGCGCCACTTTGCTGAAGCTGCGAGACAGTCGGCGCGCGCGTAACGGTCGTATTAACCGTTACGATCGTCGGCGTGATTGTAGTCGCCATGTGGGCGTGCTCCAGTTATTAGATATACGAAACAGCGACCGAACCTGCGGTACCCGGAGTAATGACGATGCCGTTCGTACAAGGCCAATCGAGCACGTAGACGGTTCCTGCTGCGGGAGTAGCGGCCGAGAAAATGAGGTTTGAAGCGGCGGCGGCGCCGGTCGTTGCGGCGTCGTTAGCCGTTAAGTTTCCGGTGATAGTTCCCGTCACTACGATTCGAACGAGTCGGCCTGCCGAACCTTTCACCAGAGTCGCGGAGCCATTGATGTTGTATTGCCCCGTCTTGCCAGACGAGACATATGCGTTTCCGGTTGCATCAACGGTGTTCATGACGAACTTGCCGGCCGGATTGACTGCGGTTGCTGCGCTCAAAGGTGCTTGGGGCATGTCACGCTCCTAAAATAAAAAACCCCGCCTTGGCGGGGTTGGTTGGTGTGGGCTCAATGCCCGTTAAGTGGTGATTGACGAGAAGCCTGCGGACAGGATCAGGCGCCGCGCTATCGCGTCGGACGTGCTTTGCAGATACCACGCATCAATGTCGATCACCTTCTTCATGGCGATGACCGATAGCTCTGTCTGCGTCCGTTTTGCATCTCTGATCGCGGGCGAATTGCCGAACCCAAAGCTTTCGGTATCGAGTGAATACTCGATCAGCGATACGAGATATTGAATTGCGAGTTGGTTGCTGAATCCATATAGCGTGAGTCGCACGCGGTCCTTCGCTAGCTGCGTACTCGCCATAGGCTGCAATGCCGTAGGTGGCGTCGGCGTGCTAGGCCATACGTAGATCGGGAACGACGGAACCTCGGTCATGTCTGGCTCTACGTGAACCGACACATACGGCGGCGTCACATTGGCAGGGACCAGATATGACGGATAGACCGGAGCAAAACTGTTCTGGCTTAGCCAGATCGGCAGGCTGTTGGTGACAATCGGGCCGACCGGGAGATCGGCCGCGCTGTCGATAAGCTGCGATGCCAGAGCGGGATAGACTGCTTCGCCGAAGTAGTGATATAGGCCGGCTTGTTGATAGAACGGTCCCTGCGATCGGAAAGAGAATTTCTCGCCGTTGAAAATCCCGATCAGCAGATCGCCTGGCGCTACTTGATCGAATACATCGACTTGAACCAGTGACGTGAAAACTACACGGTTGACATCAACCGTCTCGTCCTCGTTTTGCTGTCGATCGACGCTTATATGCAGAGATCCTTGCGCAATCGTGACAGTATTCGTTTTCACATAGAACACATAGTCATCGGGCGAGATCGTCTGCCGGCTATACACCGTGAATGTGATCTGCTGATCTTGGGAGATCGTACGAACGCCAGCCTGCAAAGTCTCCTGTAGCTGGTTTTGATTGTTCAGAGACTCGGCGATCGAAGGCATCAGTCAAACCACGCTATCAGGTTTTGCCAATAAAGAGTCGTATCCATGAAACTAGGTCGACGTTCATTTGCTTTCGCATACGGATGTTTTAGTCGATGATTTATCCCACGAAGCGCGGCTTGCGTCGGCACACCCTCAACGCCCATATGTTCAATTGCTTGACTTGAGATGAATTTCTTCATCATCGTCGTTATAGCTGACTCTGCACCCTTGAATGGATTTCCAGAGGAAGGGGCTCCCATCAGCAGATTCTCCAACTCCCCGGCGATAGATTCCTCAAGTTCATGGGCGATATCTGGAAGACGGGCAAACGCGAAAGTATCGAGAACCCCATACTTTTCTTCTAGGATCTCCGCCACGTCCCCGGTGGTCTTTGTTGCAGCGCTAGATTTCGGTTTGATAGGCTTGTTAGCCTTACCTTTTTTGGCTTTCGGGGTCTTTTCAGCCTGTTCGTAGCTTGAATACGGCACATCAAGAACGCCGAGATGCAATACCAGCCGATTAGCGGGGGAATGGCTTCCCGATGGCGCGATTGGCGCAAGGACGCCGCTGCTATCGGCCATTGAGTCGAGTTCATTGGCCGCCACAATTCACCTCAAGAAATGCCCCAGATGGGCCCGTTATCAGCCTGCATAGCAAGCCATTGCCGCCCATACGGGTCGCGCAGCGCCTGGAGCTGGCCCAACGTAAGCCCCTTCAAGAAGTCAGGAGCGAGCAACGATTCAGATGTCGCCTGATCGGCCGAGGACTGCACTGTGCCACCGATGAACCCAGTCAAGTCCCACGTCTTGCGCAGATCGGAGAAATAGGTTTGGCCAGGCTGGTCCGGACACCAGTTGATGAGAAAGGATGTGGCGAGGCAATAGACGGCAAAGCAGTAATAGTCTTGCCCGACTGCATACAACACCATCAAGGTTTTCTCTTCCGCATAGCTCAATGCCCATGGGATATAGGCATTGTTCGACGGAAGCGCTGATGTTGGAACTCCTGCAACTGTCGTCAGGAATGTGTACAGATCAGTCGTATTTGGAGTAGTCTGCGTTTGCCATGGGGCGAGCACGCCCATGCCGGGAAGCGGAGGAAAGCAGGGCGTGCACATAGTTGCTTTTAGCTACGACGCGGACGACCGCGACGACGTTCGGGTTGCGGCTGCGCTTCTTCGCCAACCGTGATGACTTCATTGACCTGTTGGTCTACGCCCTTTTGCTCGACTTCTTCGAGTTCGACCGCAAATTCCGCGATCTTCGAATCAGTCTCCTGTGCGGCGCGACGAAGGAGGTCATCGGCAGAGGCGGCAGATTCCTTGCGAATTTCACGTGCCTGATCGACTAATGCGTCCTCGTTATTGATCATCCCATCGACGAGACGGTCTAGCGGAATTGGCTTGTCGAATTGATAACACTGGCCGATGAAGCCACCCGTCGAATCGATTTCCGAGACGGGGATCAGACCATACATCTTGTGCTGATTAACGATGTTTTCGTGATCAACTCGCGAGCCTTCCTGGTAGATACTCTTTTGCTGACCGGGCGGAATTTCTACAACGACGGGCCGGGTAACGCGCTCGACCCAGAAGTGCAACTGGAAATTTTGCTTGGTGAGGTTTGCGACAAATAGTGCCATGGGAGTTTCCCCTGTAGAGAAAGCCCCTGAATTGAAGCCAGCGGAAACGCGACAGGGGAACGCGCTTGTCGGTTGCGCAACCTATCCGCTGGACTAACCTTAGAAGCCTGCCGAGACGATCGTCAGTGCTTCCGGACGCGTTGCCCAACCCGAGGTCGAGCGGAGTTCCGACACGACATCGACAGCGCCAGCCGGCAGCGGAGCGATGATTTCGGTCGGAGCTGCGCGGTCGACGAGTTGCAGCGACGTTGCGTCGAGACCCGGCGTGAGTTCGGCAAACACGTTCGTGTTGACCTTGTTCACGCGGTTCTTCTTCACTTCCGGCATCGAGATGATGATGACGTCCGTGCCGCCCGCTCCGCGACCTTGCAACGTGTCATCGCAAGTCCAGACGATTTCGTCGCTGTTCCAGCCTGCCACGTCATCCACGAGACCGCGGACCGACTTCGAACCGGCGCCTTCACGCTGGAACTGCGTCAACTGGACGATGCCGTAGTAGCTGATCGCCTGCATGATGCGTTGCGTCGTCAGCACCGTGAAACGGGCCGGAACACCAACCGTCATCGTGCGCGTCTTGATCGCGGCGATCTGCTGTGCGAGGAAGAACGCCAGCGCGCCGTTATCGTACGTGCTGATGGTCGTTTGACCGTTCGGATCAGCCGGCAGGTTCAACGCCGTTGCGCCGTTCGTGTTCAGCAAGCCTTCGCCGTTCGCCGGGTTCGCGCCATAGAGCAGCAGATTGCGCTGTTGTTGGAACGTGCCTTGGCGCATTGCGAGGCGGTGAGCTTCGACCGTCGACGCGCCAACGCGGCCGAGAGCAGCCGTGTCGTGATGATCATATTCGGCGCGCGAACGGATCATGTACGTCGGAGTGCTGATTTCGTTGTACACCACCGAGCACGACGGAAGCTGGTTTGCGACAAACTGACCCGTTTGCACTTGCGTGCGAACGTCGAGGCGCTTGATGTAGACGGCGAGGTCGCCATCACCGAGACGCACGAGCGGATCGCCCGTCGCGATCGTGTCGAATGCGCCCGAAGCCTGCTGATACTGCAACAGGATTTCGGGAACCATGTAGTGCGGGTTGACCCGGATTTGTGCCGGTACGATATTGGCCATGTTCTGTCCTTAGATCTGGATAAGGGCCGCGTAACCTTGACGATTCCAGGTAGCTGCGCCAGTGACTGCGTTGTACGAGACGGTCATGCTGTTGCCAGCACTGATGTCGAGGATCTTCACCGGCAGCGCGCCTGTACCGTAGTTCAGGACGATCGTGCCCGTCAGTGCGCCCGTTGCGATCGCGCCCGATGCGGCGGTGATCTGGATCGAGAAGTGCTGGTTGTCGGTGAATGCCGAAACGGTCTGGTTGCCGTTCACAAGCGATGCGCCCGTTCCCGTCACGCCGCTGATGTTGATGAGGTCGCCCACACCAGCAACCGGCGAAGCCGCTGCCATGACAATGGCGATCGTGTAGACGCCGCTCGCATACGACGAAGTAGCCGACGTAACCGAATAGGTTGCGGTGGCTGCGTCGTACGGTTGCAGAACTTGGTTATTGAAGTCCCACGACACTTGCTGCGTGATCAACCCGCCATCGAGCGAAACCAGCGACGGGTCCATTGCAACAGCGATGCGCGCGCCTGAACCCATGCGGAAGAACGGGATCGTCTGACCGGCAGCGCCAGCGGTGGGAACCGGGCTTTGCGGCGAACCAACCCACGCGTACGCGTTGTTGAACACCGAGAAGCCGGTCAGGTTCGATTGCGCCGTAGCAGCGACGATCGTGCCGCCCAGTGTCCGGTCATAGCCGGAAGCAGGGGCAACGCTTTCCGAGATCGCCATGCCGCCCCAAATCGGGCCAGTAGCGCTCGAAGAAAGCGAGCCGGTCGCGAGAGCATAGCGTACGGCGGGATCGTCCATGTAGACACCCTGCACATAGCCGGCGCTTTGTACGCTAAACGAGCCTTGAGCATTCGTCGTCGCGTACGGGTAAAAAGGGGTATTCAATGCCATGATTACCTTTCCAGAAAAGAAAAAGCCCGCTCAGTGGCGGGCTTCGTGTTGGCGACGAATGTCTTAGTGCTTGGTATCGCGCACGATGTTGCCGTGCATGCGGGGAGCTCGGAAGTCATCCATCCATGCGCCGGGGCGACCGTAGAAGGTCGTGACCTTGTGGCCGGTGCCCGTGTCGCGCGTTACTGCGCGCAGGCCGGCTTCTGGGGCGACGCTCGGATGGATTGCTGCTTCCATCGAGTCGGCGTAGATCGCGGCCTCGGCGATTGCAAACACCGATGCCTCCAGGCCAGCCAGGTCAACGTCCTTCCATGCTGCACTGTGCTGTTTCATCGGGGCAGCGAGGCGCTTCTTGTAAGCAAGGATGTCTTCGCCGTTCAGGGCGCGGGGAGCCTGTTTGCCGAAGGCGCCGTAGATGCTGTCGGCCTTCGCTTGTGCGTCAGCCATCGCGGCATGGTCGGCGTCCGTAAGGGGCTTCGGCGTGAGCGATGCCGTCATTGCCAGCATCTTTTCAAGTTGTGCGACGCGATCGAAAAGGGCGCTTTCGCGCTTGGCCGCATCAGCCTTGGCTTCTTCTTCTTTCGCCTCTGCCTTCAGCTTCGCCGCTTCGGCTTCTTTTTCCTTGGCGTCTTTTTCTTCTTCTGCGTCAGCCTTTTTGTCAGCGACATTGAGTTCATCGCCCGGCATCGCGTCGGCCTTCTTGTCGTTCTTCTCGCCTTCGTACGAATCCATGCGCTTGCAGAGCGAATCGACAGCCGACATCAGCTTGTCCCATTTCTCTGCATCAGCTTTCGCCTTTTCTTCTTCAGCGTCTGCCTTCGCTTTTTCCTCGGCGTCAGCCTTGGCGCGCTCTTCGAGTTCTTGCTTCGCCTCGGCGTCCGCCTTGGCCTTACGCTCTTCTTCAGTCATTTCAGGTTCCTGAACGTTAGTGGTGGATACGCCAGATGGCGGGCCGCCCTTATCCCACACGCCAACTTCGCAAATCGCGATGTGGTCGAGCAGGCACGGTTTTCCCTCAATCAACAACGTCTGCCCACCATCGAGGGTCATGGTGGTGTTTTCTACATCGGGATTTCGGAAGACGACGGATGGCGACGTGGAGAGTTGCTCTTGCGACATGAGAGTCGCGGTCGCCTCATCGTAGACTTTTGCAATCCCCCAGACTTCATCGCCGCTTTCTCGGTCAGCCACTGCAATAACGCAATCGCCGACAATCTCAGTCCGAGCAATGAAGGGGAGTAAGATCGACCCTACATTTCGTTTTTTGAATTCTTTGGAATCGAGTGTTCGCGCCTTTGGATGGTCAACGATGACAGACAGGCCATTGCATCGTGTCAAGAACTCGTCGTTCAGATAATTTTCTGGCGGCCGATAGACATATTCTTCATCGATCGATCGATATGACGTCCCGGTTCCTGTGATGCGAATCGCGAAGAGCCACATGTTCCGGTAGAACTGCGGCGAGGGAAGTTCGCCAAGCGCAATCGCCTGCGCGACTTCCGTCTCCGTCATGTGAGCTTTGCGGATTGCCTTGAAGGCATCTGAATCCAGCACGAACCGACAACCGGGATGAAGCGGCTCTGGCCATGATCCGATCGGGAACCACGCGTATTCGTCGCTCTCGTCACTTAGCGCGACCTCGAACGGCCGGCACTCGTGATAGAAAGTCGTGAATTCGACAGAGCCTTCGTTTGTCTTGCCAAGCTCGATCAGTTTGTGCGGCTCGTATCCGGTTTCTTCGAGCGTCTCACGGCGAGCAGATTCTTCGGCGGTTTCGCCGTCCTCGGTCTTTCCGCCAGGGAAAGCCCATTCTCCCGGATGATCGCCGCCATTGCCGCGGCGCAGGAACAGAACCTTGCCATCGGCAATGATGAGTGTGCCGGCGGCTTGCATGGGCTCGGAATCAGCCTTGCTGCGACCAGCTTCTCGCATTGCAATGGCGATGCTTTGATCTTCTGGGTGTCCTGCTTTGCGCAACTCCGCGATGTTGTGTCCGATCGTCTCGTTGGACGATCCCTTTTCTAATGGCATGTCACGCTCTCATCGCTTTGATTTTCGCTTTTGCTTCTGCCAGCGCTTGTTCGCCCGCGCGAGTCAGCATGTCGGCCGGAAGGTCGCGCAGCGCGTACAGCCACGTACCCCAACATGAGCAATAGACTTCTTCGCCGAAGCTAGTGATGTCGTCGTAGTAGCCGGCAGGGCCGGGCTTGACTAGCCCTTTGTCCTTGGCCCAGCTTGATCGAAGCAGGTAGATCTTGCCTTCGCGCTCTTTGTGGTCAGGACGGTTGTGATAACCGGCCGAATGTCGGATGTTCCACTGAACAGCGATTGCGCCACCATCAACCGCCACGATTTCATGCAGAGCCGAGGTGAACTTTGCAGACTGGTCGATATGAACCCGACGTTCCTCAAAGGGTAGAGACGTGAGCGCTTTTCTGAGGTTGTCTTTGACTTCTTTGACCTCGATCGCTCGGCTGCCACCAGCTGGAACCGACGATGCCCATCCAGCAAATCGCTGCACGGTCTTCTCGACCATCTGATCGCGGTTTAGCTTGATGAGACTGCGAGAAACCATCATGCGCCGATCCAGCTCAGCCCGAAGCTGCGGCTTCAGTCGATCAACCGTGAATCGCGATACGCCGGAATGAGCCTTGATGATCTGACCGTCGTCAATCAGCTTCTTGTAGACGCCTTGCAGCGTGCGCGTCAGCGTTTCATTGAGCACGCTTTCCGGCGTCAGAGATTCGATCGCAGCCTTCCGGATTCTTTCGGTCCAATATTGCAGGCGTTCGACGCTATCAAAACCTTGCTCTTCAAACTCTCTAATTGCCTCGGAGACGGTTTGATAGAAAGTTGCCATCAGATATTGTGCGGGCGCGGCTCGCTGGGCTCTGGATCTGGTTGTGGTGGCTCGTAATTCTCAAGATCCTCATAGTCCAGGACGAGAGGATTCGGAAATAGACGCTTGGATTCGTTCATGTTGTCCGCGAACCACTCAATTAGGCGGGCTTTGTTTTTTGGATCAAGATCGGGCTTCACCACTTCCAGCGCAGCGGTCATTGCTTCAAACTTGATTTTCTCGACCTTGACGAGCTCGCTTTCCGGCTCTTCCATCAGCGAGGGCCAAGTTGCCTCGAAAGCGTTTTTCCACTGATAAAACGCCGTCTCATACTCGACGCTCTCGTACTCAGGAACCGTTGCCTTGATTGTTGCGAAGAACTCCGGCGTCCATGCAAGGCGCATCACGATGTTGTCGAAGAACTGATAGAGCGGCTGGACGACCTCGCGCTCGTGCTTGATGTAGCGGATCAAGTCCTTCGCATCTTCGGTGCCCTCGCCAAAGCCTTCAGCGTACGATTCGGAGTTGAGAAGTTTCGCCGGCTGCGGAACGGCTGCGGCGATATTCTCAAGGATGTTCTTGCGTGCTGTCGTCAGTGCGCCATCAGCGTTCAGCAGATTCAACGTCTCAATCGCCTCTTCCGGCGTGATATTGATGACGTTGTTGGTTTGCGCTTCCTTGACGACATTGCGCTTGATGCCCTGGAGCACGGCCATCGCACGATCGGCTATCGACCCTGCGGGCTTCATCTTCGCAACAATGACGCCGACTTTCCGACTGACCATATCGTCGGCAATCATTGTCTGCACGAACGACTTCAGCGGGTAGAGCGCGCGCTGATAGACGGACCGGCCCGTATAACCGAATGCGCTGTTCGTGTACTCGATGTACAGCGGCGCCTCGTTGAAAAACACGAGGCTGCGCGACGGATGATATGTTTGGCCGGCCGCAGTGACGATTGTTGGCTTCTGGAAATCTGGCGCGTTCGGGTCTTGGTTCAGCACCAGCGAACCCGCCGTATTTAATGGATCGAGCGCATTGAAGTACAGTTGCAACCCAGCCAGCTTTTCAGGCAAGATAGGCTTGTCAGTATCAATCCCCTCCGCGCCATAGACGATCGCCGATGCGCCATAGATCTTGCCGAGGCGCCATACGTTGGCGATATATGTGTCAGCGTTGACTTCTGCCCATTTGCGCTCAAAAGCCTCGCGTACGCGTTCTTCCGGACTGTTCGGAATGGAGATCTTCCGCTGCTGCGACATCGCGATCTTGATCGGCTGATCAACGATCTTCGATCCAAGCGGATGCCAGGCGTACAATGTCTTGGCCAGTTGATACGATATCTCCGAACCCGGCATGATGTCGTCGGCCATCAAGATGTCCATCAAAGCCGAGGACAGCTTGGAGCCTTCGATTAGGATTTCTGCCATGTGGGATATCTCTATAGGCCGTCAGAATCTCCTAGGCCAATTGCAATGCCATAGACGCCTGTGTCATACAGGTCATCCGCTTGGTTTGGAACTCCGAGCCGATATCCGAAGAATTGGCTGAGGAAGTGGTTTTGCGTGCGACCCTTGTAGTCGACGGCCTTGTTATAGGCGGGCTCGCAAATCTTGACCATGCCGCTTTCGACGTAATCGGATACACCACTACCTCGGGCATCCTTGCTCAACGAGGTCAACTTGCTGTCGATTGCAGTCGCCGGCCAGCCACTACGCGTGGCTCGTTGAAGCAGGGTGATACCTGAGCCCTTGTCTTCAACGAAGGAACCCGCGCTACCCATGCGAGCTCCGCACTCTCGGGCGAGAGTAGCCAAACGCTCCATCACGGTAGGGAACCACTCAGTCAGCAAGTCAGACTCGATCTGAGTAATATCCCAATCAAGAATCAACAGAGGATGTCCGACATACTTGTTGCGGGCGAAGTAGGTAACACCCGTGCCATCGTTCTTATCACCAGCCTTGAGCGCGCTGTCCAGAATCGCGAAGACATAATCGCATTGCCTCGGCATCGCAACTGGATTGCCGTCGACCAACATCGACGAGACCTTGAACAGCGTGCCATCGAGCGGACGAGGCAATTGCTGATACAGAGATGTCCACGTGCGGACATTGGTCTGAAACTGCGCCCAGTGCTTTTCCGTGAACCATTGCGGCCAGAGATATTCACCGATCTTTCGACCGAGCGGATCGTTCTGGACTTCGCATCGCGCTTGGAGACAGACGACTTCCCATACGTTGCCATCGCGGCAGAGGATCGGGCCGCTTTCGCCCTTCCAGTCTTCGGGAAGGATGCGGCCAGCTAGATCGTCTTCATGCCACCGCGTCTGGATGATGACAACCCAACCGCCCGGAATCAGGCGTGTTTTCAGGTCGTCGTTATACGCATCCCACGTCTTGTCGCGGATCGTGGGCGAGTCGGCCTGTTCGCGGCCTTTCACCGGATCATCAATAATGATGCCATTGGCGCGGTTGCCAGTGACGCCGCCGAGAATACCGGTAGCGATGTATTCACTGCCGTTCGTCAGCGAAAATTCTTGTGCGGCTGATGATTCGGCGGTCAGTTCGCAGTCAAAGATTCCTTTGAACCGCTTCTGTTTGATGATCGAGCGGGTTCGCCGACCCATCTTGCGAGCTAGATCATCGCCATAGCTGGCAAGAATGACCTTGCGATTCTTCTCCGCGCCTAGGTAGCGAGAGGGGAACACGACGGATGCATACGTGCTCTTGGCTGATCCAGGCGGCATGAAGAACATCGCTCGCCCATGCGGCGTCTTGCTGATCCGCTCCATCGTCTCAAGAATGAGGCGGTGGTGCTGCGCCATCGTGGTTTCGATAGGCTCGAAGAATTCAGCATCCGGATCTTCACCAGCAGGCTTGCCGGGAATTTCGATAGCTTGGGCATAGGAGAGGACATCCTCTCTAGCTCTGCGGCGAATCCATAGTTCTTGCGCCGCTTGCTCCAATGTAGGCGGCGAGTTCGTCATCCGTCATTTCCTGGGCGCTCTTGGTCGTGGTCGCTATGTGCGCATTTACCTCAACCTTCTGCGCCTCAACAAGGCCGTATGCCTCACGCTCCAACCCGATCAGCGTCTTAATGGTGTCGGCCAGCTTTTTCATGCCGTCAATGCGACCCGGCGTCGAGATGACGCGGCGGTACGCTTCGAGTAACTTCGACTCAGCGTCACCACCGGTATCTACAACCAGTTCGCCGAGCCGATCAAATAATTCCGGGTCGTCGGTTTGCGCTTCTAGCTCGCCAAGCAGAGACATCGCCAAGGTGCGGGAGCGGGCGATATCCTTCCGGTGCGCCAGTCGAATCCCGGCAATCACCTCGGCGTTTGCCTCGACAATCGCCCGGTCAGTTACCGCCTGTTCCGTGGTAACCGGAGTGGTAACCGTGCGTGTGGTAACCAGCGCGTTGGCCTTGGCCTTGATCTTTTCGCTTAGGTCTCGCGTCCATCCGTCCCGCTTGGCGCGCTTGGAGATGGCGACGTGCGACACACCCTGGGATGACGCAATCTCCCGCACCGATAGAAGGCCGGCCCGGTAATCCGCCTCAATGCGCTCCCAATCCGGCGCAGCTTTCTTTTCTTGCGCCATGTTCTTTGTCGCCATACCCACTCATGGGCATAAGCCCTTGCTGATTAGTTTCCGATGCACTGGTATGCGATAACGTCAGCGACTGGCGACAGCATAGACGGTCATGCCGGATACGGAGTCACCGCCTGCCAGACTTAGCACACCTTGCAAGGCGCCTTTTGGCGCAGTGAACTGATAAGTCCCTGGCGCGGTGATAGATGGTAAGTCGATGGCCACGCCGACGAAACTGGCACCCGCAGGCACGCCGACGGAAAATGAAGTAAGCGACGGCGAACCCGCAAAGGAACCTTGCACCACAAGCCAGCCATCACCGCCTTCCCAATCAATAACAGGTGTACGGATGAAATTACTTCCAGTCGCGTCAAAAGCGTAGAACAAAGATTTAGCTTGCATATTTAATTTCCTATGCATTGATAGCTGATGACGTCATTTGTAGTGCCAGAATTGAACGTCACAGACGATGCCGAAGCGTTCGTGGCACGGACAGCACTGTTCGTGGATGTATTCGTCGCCGTGCACACGTAGGAAGTGGTGTTGCTAAAGACTGCGTTCCCGGTGAAAGTCGCCGTACCGTTGCCAGAGGCGAGGGTTACCGTGCCGGTTACTACATGAGGCGTTGTGACAGCCGTACCGTTGGCTGAATAGACATTCAGGGTGCCACTGCCTGCGATAAGCGCGCCAGACACCGCCATATTTCCAGTGTGCGACCAACTACCCGTGCCGCTATTGGATGTGATAGCCGTGATGCCGCCAGCTTGGCCTCCGCACGCAGTCAGCCAGGGGAGAGCCGTATCTCCGGCGTCATTCTTGAACCTGAACCGCATGCAGCCGGTGATGAATACCGCATCGGATGTGCGGTTATTCGCCGTCAGTGTCTGATCAAAGAAGGTCGCACTAGCGAAGTTCGGGCCGCCACCGAGGGCAACTCCTGAATTGGTGGGGCCGGCAGCTTGAGTATTGTTCGTGGAATTGAGACTACCCTGAACATTGACGTTGCCAGTCACGCCTAGAGTCCCGGCGATCGTACCGCCAGACTTCGAAAGATAGCCGCCGAAGTATTGTGCGTGCGCAAGCGCAGGAAGAAGCGACAGAATGAGTATGAGCCTGCGCATTCAATACCCCACGACGGCGAAAGTCGTCCCTGCGCCGGAACCAATGCCATTGAGAGCGTTCGTCGGCCCGAAAGGGAGCGACAATGCCGCGCCTGGTGCGATCGCGAAATCTGCGGTCGTGGCAGTTGCGCCAAAAGATACGTACAGGGTTTGCGTAGCGTGCGTGTTCTGCACGGTCACCCAGCCCTTATATGCACCGGCGGCAATGAGTTGCGCTGACGTAGTGCCTACGCTATTCGAAGCGCTGACTCCTGCTTTTGAGGGCCCAGCTACGCCACCACTTCCCGAGCCGGAGGTAATCCATACTGGAATTGCGCCTGCCGCGTTACCTTGGTCATTCGGATAAGTCATGGCTTTCTAAAATAAGTGCCGGTTACCCGGCGTGCAGCGTTGCGCTGCGTGCGCCCCGTGACGCCTGAGCAGGCGGAGCGGCGGTGATTAGTTCGGTTTGATCCGGAATTCCCAGAGATCGCGCTTACGCTTCTGGTCGGCGATCATCTTTTCCGCTTCTTCAATCGTGCGGTAGTTACCCCAGCGCCGCCATTCTCTGTCGAATGCCTCGTTTGCCCAATGGCAATTCACCAAGAAGCTTTCGGAGGTGCGGTATTCGACGACAACTGGCGCATTCTTCTTCCTGCCCTTGCGCGCCGGCCGCTGCTCGATGATGCCTTCCCGAGCCGCTTTGGCTCGATTGCAGTCTTCGCGGTAGGAAGTGCTCATTTACCAAGAATGGATCTTACGTACTCAGGTCGAACAGTAATCTCATCACCATCTCGCTTGATCTTGATGAATTCCGGCTTGCCGGTTGCCATCCAAGATCGAAGCTGGCGCTCAGCTTCGGGATCCGACAGCAGGACGCGAAGGCGGTCAGAGAAGGCAAATCTCATGCCGCCTCCTCAAACATCTCTGGTACCACAAAGTTCCGCGCGACCTGCCCGAACTTCTCGTGATAGGTGATCAACTGAGCTGCCCGGTTGGCGATGTATCCGCCGCGGGAAGCATGGGCGTCACGAGCTGCGAGCGTCGGATGCTGGACGACAGTGACGCCGTTGTATTCCTTCTCGTCCACGTGATGCCGGTGGCCACAATGGACCTGGCGCTTCGTCGTGTCGCCCCACATCTTCGGGAACTGCGCCGCGAACAAAAGTGGCAATTGTTCGTTCGAGACTTTGTGACCGTGGTGGAAGCCAAGCATCACGTCACCAAACTGGTAGGCGTAGAAGGGCAGTTCCGAATCGTTGACGGTCAGGCGCGCTTCATTCTCATACAGCGCTGCGAACATGTGGCGAAGCCATACCGAGCTTGCCTCATCATGATTACCTTCGCAAATCACGAGGTGCACATGCTGATGCTTGTTCAGGGCGTAGTTCACCAGATGGCGAATCACGCGGATTGCTGCGGCGACGATCTTTGAGAACCGGCCGTCAGTATCAAGCACGTTCTTATGTGCCGGCGTCAGCGGAAGAAGCCCATCCGTATGAAGGAAATCACCTTGGATCGTCAGGACGCAATTCTTTGCTGCCGGCGCCGCTTGCACCAAGTGCATGAAACTCGCGATCAGAAGGTTCTCAGCGATCTTGAGGTTCCAATCGGCTCCGCCTTCCTTGTGCCATGCGAGCATGCCAATATGATAGTCGCTGAAAACTGCGAGATTGCAGAGGGCCGCGTCGGTCTTTTCAGGACTCGGCGCTGGCCTGACGCGCGGCAGCGTTTCCGCCATCGCGGCAGCGGCCTCGCGCATGATCTCAAGTTGACGATCGCGATCCACGAACGATTTAACCCATTGACCCTTTGGATTGCCGTCCTTGTCGAAATACGTACTGACGCCCTTGACCCCGAATCCATCGGGGACCATATGCGTCATGTTGTGCTCAGGCGACCAACCTTGCTTTGCTGCGGCAGCTTCGAGGCGATCGATCATGCGCGTCAGCGAGCTATGGTGCGTCTTCAGCTCACGCGCTGCCTTTGTCGGGCCGCCATGCTCGTCAATCGCATCAAGCCACTTCAGTTCAGCTTCCGATGCGAATTCTCGCAACTTCGGATCGTAGGTGCGTGCCATGCGAACTCCTAGTTACGAGTTAAGTTTCGCGGCCCACTCTCCGCAGAATTCTTCGAGGCTGATCAATGGGAAGGCGCTGAAGTGGCCGCCGTCTTGCATATCGAGCACGATCTTGGGCGGGTATCGGCGGCACTCTTGGTAGTCGTGCTTGGCGAAACGATATCGGCAGGATTCGCATGTCTGCACGCGGTCCTCAACGATTGGGATCGTCTTTGCCTTGCGCGTTGCCATGGAAATTCCTGCGAAATATAGATGAAAGCTACTTTGTCACGACCGCATGGCGCAGTGGCGTCCTATCGGACCGCGCGTCGCTTATTTCGCCTTCACGGCTGCCGGCTGGATTCGAACCAGCGCACCAAGGCTCTACCAGACTGAGCTACGGCATGCGTGAAGCGCCTCGTCCCCGTACAGATACGAGAGAGGCGATTTGCTGCGATTTCCAGACTTCTGTTCCCGAGGGGGAACAAAGGCCGGCAGGCGAACGGAGTGGGACACCGCCCAAACCTCCGCCGCCATCCGGTTTGATGATCGGAGCGCCTCCCGGCGTATCCGGTTGCCCGTTGTGCCGCAGAGGTGGGCGAAGCCTGAGGTGCTATCGGCGATTTCCTCGTTTCGTGAGGCAGACGACGCAAACATCGCGCTCCAATGTCGGGCGAGCCGTTTGTACTTTCGCGGCTGCGATTTCCCCCGCCCACGTGGATGGCGACTGCTGGCAATTATGACTATGGGTCAGACGCCGAACGACCAATCGCCATTCATGTGAGGGCTGGTTACGCCAGCCACACGACCGCTTAGGGTATATGCGGTGCCATCGTAACGCCATGGCCCTTCCCAAACGCTGGCTCTAATTTTCTCCAGCCGCCACCACGAATAACGATTCGTGGGCCCGGAAGGCTTTACGTGCCGTTCAGACCGGACGGTATTTATCGGACCGTCACCTCGCCGGATCTATCGCCGGGAGTTCGTTGCGCGTGACGGGTTCGCGCGTCCGCCTGATCTTGCGGCCGGTTTCTTCCTGCGATGTCGAAATTATCCGAGATGGCAGGGCACTGCGTTCAGTGTGGCGAGGATGTCGGAACTATGCTTTCGGCAACCTATCGCCACGCGGCCGAATGTCATCGAACGAAATCCCATCCCATCCCTCGATTGCCGATCCAGTCCCTTCCATTTCAATCTCCCGTTTTTGAAAACTCAGCCGCCGCGCTATCGAGCCATAACGAATAGATCCATGCTGCCCGAGCGGCTTCGTTCAACCAATACGCGACGATATAATTCGGCATATTTTCACCAAAATATTAGCGTTTTCGCGCCTGATTTAGCAGAATTCTGCCGCTGTACACTTTTCGGAGCGCGTTCATTTTTCGTGAACACTCAATGCCGAGCATACATAGCGTGCGCCGCAGCATTTGGCGACATGCCCCAGCTATATAGCGTCATCATGCGATCTGCCTCGGCGTCGTCCATCTCATGCGGCAGTTCCAACAAGCCCGCGTCCTCCGCAATCGCAGCGCAGGTAGCCGCCCATTCCGCCAGTTCATTTGTGTCGATCATGGCGCAGCATCCCTTTTGCAATCACGAAGCAGCAGAACACAACCAGCATCGCGATCCCGATCAATATCTTGCTGGATGGATGCATGGTGCCTCCGCTAATCTTGCTCAGGCTTGTCGAACAGCGCTTCTGCGGCTTTCCGGGCGTCGCTCCAGGTCTCCGCATCGCTGCGATCCATTCGGACACGCTTGGCGGCTTCTCGGCGCTCTCGCGATTGCTTCGCCTCAAGGATCGCAAGGGGATCGCGATACATGTGGGAAGGCAGGGCGGTGGAGCGCATGGCGAGTCGGAAAACAAAAAGCCCGCAGGCACAAGGCTTTGCGGGCTGGCTCCCTTGGGTTTCCGGCAGAGACACTGCACCCTCCAAATGGATGCTAGTCTCGGTTTCCCGGTAACGCCGCAAGGGCAATCAGTAATCTATGCAACAGCATAGAATAGTTTTTCCGTGTTTGCAATGGGTCTGTTGAAATATTTTTCAGATTCTCCGTCCCGCTTTATTTCATCCAATGCTTTCAAAATTATTACCTTGGACTTTGCGAGCCGAACATCCCAATGCTGCGCCACTGAAGGAGAGGCGGAATATTTCCGCACCAAGATTCGGCAAACCAACTCGGGCGAATAGCGGAAAACGTAATGGTGTTGGAGCAAACGCTTTGCAAGCGGATCGCGGATCAATTGCCATGCTTGCTCAAGCATCCACCCATCCGATACATCATTCCTCGGCATTGCATTCGAGTCTGTCCGCGATTCGGCATCGCGAAGGGCTACTGCTGTCCGGGCCCATGATGCGCAGAACTGGGGGCGCGTTTTCGGGTCGCGGACTACAAACCCCCAGTTATCCAAACGTTGCTCGATATCCTTGATTTCCACTGCGCTCTCCGCGATGTAGCGTGAGCCCCGATAAACTAGCGATCTCCAGTCGCTTAGCAGTACTATTTTATCATGCAAATCAATCGATTGCGAGTGGCTTGGGGTTCGCATGCAACGGCCCAGCCTCGTACTTCACCAGAGCCGCATGTAGTTCCTCGGAGCTAACCCATCCCGTGAGATGTATGCGGACAACATCAAGAACACAACGCATCCGTTCGTTATCAATTTTCTCCGCCATGAACATCTCCCCATTCGCATGAGCGAGTAGCTTGGCGGCTTGGAGGTCTTCGCGGAGCTGCTCGATGATCTTCGCATCAGCTTCGATCCGATCAGCGGCTCCGTTGGCGCATTGGACGAACTGCATGAGCGTAAGAGGATCGCCTTCGACCATATCGAGCGGCATCCGGAGAATGCCAAGCAGCATCAGGTCACTCATGATTTATCTCTTTCCCCAATGCAATGGCTGAGTCGATCTCGATGTTGATGTGCTTGGTTTCACGGGGTCCGCAACTGACGACTGCCGCATATAGAGTCTCGGCGTTATCTTCAAGTGAAATCGCCCACTGATACCGCTCCGCATCTCGCTTCCATCCCTCGACCTCCGCATCCGACCATGCCGGAAACGCTCCAGTTTCCTTCGGATCAACCGGCAGCAGGTCATCCGTCTTCTGCTGCGCCTCGATCTCGCCGTTTGCGCCATCTGCGAACGCATCGAGGAATCGCACTGGCGCGTTCATGGTTCCGGCGAGTTGGTAGGCTGCGGCACACAGCGCCTGGTAGCGTTCGCGTTCGGCGCGAAGTAGGGCGAGGCTGCCGGATAGTTGGCGGATTGTGTTGGCTAGAGCGCTCATTCGGCCACCTTCTCAGTCACAAGCTTGAACAACACGATGTTTTTCGTCGTATCAACGTAACTGTCGCGGCGAACAATCTTTGTGACGCCGTTATCTTCATATGCATCTACCCAAAATTTCAGCACTTCGGGCAGCGGCACTTCGATCCAGATGTCGGTGCGCTCCATCATTCCCCCTCCACAAACACAGCCTTGAACCCCTGACGCTCGGCCCAGCGCTCAGCCACTCCAGCATCCTTGAAAATTTTCAATTCTCCGTCCTCCCAAAAGCAGAACACATACTTTCTGCGCCCGTTCCAGCGGCGGAATTCGATGGTGTTGGTCATACGTCCTCCTACCAATCCGAGCCGCTGCTAGACGATCCCGTGTCAAAACTGCTTGACCCACTGTCGCAACTGCCGCTGCCAGAATCCCATGAACTTGACGAGCTGCTGTAGTCATGACTGGAACTCGACGAGCAATCATCGCTGCTTGTTGTGGACGATGAATCAAAGCTGCTGCTCGATGGCTCCGGCGATGAGTACATCGACGCGTGAAGTGGATTGAATGGGCTGATCGGGCTCAGCGGGTTGAGCGGATTAAGCAGATCGGTGGAATCATCATGTCGCGGTGCTGATTGATACGCGCCGTAGCTCGACGACGGATATCCGGCGACGCTTCGCTTGGCTGATACCTGCGACTGCGTAACGGTGACAGGGATCTTCTTGCGGCCGAACAGTTTTTTGAACAGATTCATGCTTCCTCCAATTCAGTTTGTTCCATTCCCATCTTGCGAGCGCGCACCGGTTCCCATCGCGCTATCGCACTATCGAACATCGCGACCTTCACTTCATATAATTCCGTTCCAGTATCGAGCCATGCGTGACACCACATACATCCCGGCACCGTATAGCGATGATCCGCCTTCCGTGCGCCAGCTTTACCGTGCTTGCTGAAATTACTATGGCACGGAACCACGGTTGGATCTTCGTAGCCCGTCCAGCCATGTACTGCGAGCAAATAGCACGGCTCGCCGCGACACGCAGCTAGATACTTCGATCCTTCCGCGACAGTAGGACGCTTCACCCGCGATTTGATCGCCGTCTTGCGCGCGGGCTTGATGCCTTCGGGTAGTGGGGCAGACTTCCGCGACCAGCTTCCGCGCTTGAGCGGGGTCTTTCGCATTAGCGGCGATTTCTTCATTTCGCCATCCAGCCGAGATAGAACGCCAGCATCGGCACGGCCCAGATCGCGAGGAATGTCCATCCGCGCACCTTGTGCTGAAGCCACGTAGGAAACAGCAGGCCTATGCTGATGAACGAGAGAATACAAATTCCATCTTTCATGCCGAACCTCCAAACGCTGAGGGAAGAGTTGATGCGATGCCGTGGTCATTGCAATACTTGATGAATTTTTCGGGATTGATTTCCGTCAGACTATTGACATGACAGTCGTCGTAGATGGCTTGTTTGATCGCCTCGACGCGCTCATCAGGCTTTAGATCGAATTTCAGGCCCAATGCAACCGCGACCTTCGGGTTGTGAAACCATCCGGACTTGTAGAGCACGGCGTAGTGCTTGCCATGATCATCTACCGTGGCCGCGTTATTTCCCTTGGCCGTGGTATCGCGCTGCACCGGCTGTTCATCGTCACCGATCTCGACAAGCACCGCCGCAACGCGATGGCCCGCGATCTTTCCGCTCTTACATTTGAGATGCCGAAATGCTTCCAGATCCTCCGGCGTGATCCAGAACTTGACCCATGCGCCATTGGCCGAGGACTCGCCCCAATTCATGAGCTGCATCTCGCCACTGAATATGGTTGGAACGTCGCTCATACCGCTTCCTCCAATACCCAACCAATGATCTCGATCGCCTCCGCCACATCCTCAGCATTGACGCCCGGATAAATCGAGCGAAGCATCTTGGTGAGAGTTCCAGCGTCGCGATGGTCTCGAAGATCCTCATAGATCAGGTCAGGATGCGGGCCATGCTCGATATGCCATAACGAGAATCTCCCATTCACGTTATCGAACGCGTACCAATTCGACGTGCTCCAACGTGCATAGCTCATACTTTGCGCCCCATACACTCAGCCAGCGCGAGTTCTTCGAGCCGCTCGGCCATGTCCTTCAGTTCGGTTGCCAGTGCAGCAGCCTTCGGATTGTTCAGGAAACCTTTCGCTGACGCCTCGGCGATGGCATGTGTCGTGTTGCTGATGCGGACGATCAGTTCGGCTGAGTTCATGCTTGCTCCCTTGCGACATTCAATTTCTGCTGAATCAGAACCCAGCCAATGAAGAACGTGATAGCGCATGCTGTCATTCCGGCCCAGACCATCAGGCCGATAAGGATTGCCGTGCTTGCGTGCGAATAGGCATGACGCAACATACTGCGGGGCCTAGTAGCCTTTTCGATTCTTCCCCAGAGCGCAGCTATCACGATAAGAACCGCCATCCCCCATAATATGAACGCAAGAAACGATCTGGCCGAATCGATATGCTCAGCCTTCCAGAGGTAGAAGGAGCCGAAAATAACTGCATCTGTTGAAATTCCATATATCCATTTGCTCATCGTTGCTCCTTTCTTCTCAAGTTGGCAAATAGTCTCCTGATTCCATATGATTTGAGGAATGAGACTGCCGTAAAAATCCCCGTCAAGCTGATGTTGTCAATCAGGTTCACGCTCATGCCGTAATGGGGCAGAACGATGTAGTTCGTGATCATGCTCAGTACGCAGCCTGCTATCGCGCTCGTTCCTGCTTCGATCATCGAGACTCGACGGGACTGCATTCCTAGGCCGCCTCCGCGTTGCTATCTGCGATCAGGCATGCGTCGTCCTCGCGGGAGGCGTGTTCGGTTAAGCCACGTTCCTGAAGCCACTGGGACGGCCGGTCATCACCCTCCGGATAAGTGCGGATGAACGTCAGAAGCATCATGAGATTGCAGATGAAGTGCCCACGATGTGACAGGCCCGATTCCGGATCGCGTACTTCGCTGTTCATCATCCCGAATACCAAATGCCGCGCAGCGCAGGCGAGAGGAATGCTCCATGCCATGCCTTTCGACCAATTCCAGGCGGCATACTTGCGTCGACCGTAGGCCATGACATCGGCACATTCATCCCATGCCGCGCCAACGCAGTCGATCGCTTGCCGCAGATAAGACGCATCTCCGCCTTCTTGGAACAGGGCGAGATTCCAAAGAGCACCGATCAGCGGTTCGAATGCGGTATCCGTGGGATCAACTAATTCGAATTGCTCTGCGATCACGCGAAACGGAATCAGTTCGATAGCAGGCTTCCCATCGTTATATCGCGCGCCCGAGCCGCGTTCATTGGAGTTCACGTCGCCGATGCTCATTCTGCCTCCGACTTCGTTACATCAAAATATGTAACAATCGCGAACTCTCCGTTCTCCATAATCAAACCAAGAACATTTTCTTGGACAAGGCATACTGTTGCCTTTTCTCCGGTTGAAACTAACTTGACCTTTTCTCCGTCGACATATGTATTCATGCCGCAACCTCCTGCGTCACTACGGTTTTCTTCATCAAGCGCCGGCAAAGAAACAGGCTCGCATAGGCAAGCGACGCCCAGACGCGGACGGGATGATCAGACATGCGGCGCAGCGTCACGACTTCGCCAAGCAACACGCGATAGATCGTCTTACGCTGCTTGAGCGCTACGATGTACTCAACCCATGCTCCGAACGATTCTTCCCAACCAGGCAGTTGCGCGAACGCCGTACATTCGTCCATCGCCTCGATGTCGGCGATGATGCAGGGCAACCACGATGCGAACGGATCAGGATTGATATCCACTGGATTCGTCACCGACCATCCCTGATGGCGCAGCTCGTGCGCAACCCAATTGAACATGGGGAAATTCATGTCCGTCTTTCCCGACATGGCACCGCTGATATAGATGACGCTCACGCTTCCTCCCGTACAGAAAAAAATCCAGCCATAGCGTTTCCAAGGTCGGAGAACGAATAGGCGACATGCTTCGGTTCGCGAGCCGATTTCGGCCCTTTCTTCGATGCCGCCTCGTCAAACTCCTTGCTTCCACGCTCGTAGACCGGCGACGCACGGCCATGGGAGTTCGGCACTCGATCGCCGGTATCCACGAGGCATCCTTCGCGCAGCAACTTGCGGACGGCCGTTTCGATCGACTTCTCTTGCTCGTGCAGGGCAAGACACATCTGCGGACGTGTTGCGGTTTCGTTGTCTTCCATGTACTGGCAGATTCGTTTGGCGATGGTCATTTCGTCACCTGGCTGATGAGTGAGGCGAAGTGATTGGTTTGGCGCCCAGCACGCCTTACCTTGATTAATGCCTTGTTGTTTTGGTAATAGCGAGCGTTCGTGGCCTTACGGTTTTGCACAAACGGCTCGGCATCAGGCCGATTGCCAATCGCATAGATGCCAGCCGCAAGCCCAGCGATGCCCATTTGCGGCCTCCAGTCCTTCACGTAGAAGTGCTTCTTCTTACCTGAGCGTGAAGTGCTGATGCACGATCCAATCGTCTTAACCGACTTTCCCAGTTCTTCCGCCAGTTCCCGAGCCGTCATCGGGCCATACTCTCTGATGGCGCGCTTGATGGCGTCGCGCGTGGTTGGTTTGGTTGGCATTACGCAGCCTCCCGATATTTCCAATACTCCCGCTCAACCACGGCCAGCGCAGCGTTCATCTCGCCAATCGTGATGATCTTCAGTTGCTCGATCCAAGTCGTGATGGCTTGCTCAACCGTTGATCGATCAACGGCAGACACAAACAACAGCTTTCCGGTCTCGTGATATGCCGGCACCATACGGCGCATCGCTTCGTGCGCGGCGTCGAACAGGTCGCGCGCCTCCGATCCGAGTCCCCCTTTTGCGAGCAACCATCCATGGTTCAAGCAGTTCGCAAGGACATCCCACTGATCCTTTGTGCCATGACCGCGCGTGACGGCATCCAGAGCGGTGAGGGCGGCCATCTCGAACTCGTCGGAAAAGTCCTCTGTGACGGCCTGCTTCATGATCCGATTGCGCTCGATGGTCATCAGGCATGAGTGCAGCCTAACCGGCTTGGGTCGGTACGCCTTACGCTTCTTGCTTGCTGCCATCACACACCTCCGGTTCCGTGTTTGAGATCTCGTGATTCATCACTTCATCCGATGAATGAAGCCGGTTGGCGTTTGCTGAATCGATGCTTTGTCGTTACTCGGCAGTCGATCTGGACTCGAGTTCAACGGCGAGATGAACAGTGAATCGCCATCTGCACTTGTTGCCTTGATATAGTCGACTTCGACCTTGGCGCTATCGACCAACACACTTGCAACCTGAGCAACCGCACGCGCACGATCAACGTCCATCGGGTTTTCGCGGTCCCGTAATGCAGCAAGCGTCTGCATCAAGTGTTCTCGCATATCAGTAATCGTGCTCATGATTGTTGCTCCTGCGCCTCGCGGGCGATCCGATTGACCTGGCGCGTGATTGCGCCTTTCAGTTGAACCAGCTTCGCCAGTTCAGGGTTGCGTGACCTGGGATGATTCCGTCTCGCCAATTCACCACGATGGACAAGCTCAAGCGCATCAAGAGTGATCTTTTCTGCTTCAGCAGTTCGGCGTCCCGGCAGGAAGCAAACGACGTGATGATCGGGAACAGGACCATTCGCCGCCTCCCATACCAAGCGATGTACGCCAACCCAGCGACGCGCTGGCACAATGCTCGGATCGTCAGTTACCTTGCGTTCTAGGTAACCGTCTTTGCTCAGGCGTTCTGAGCCGATTGGCTGGTAATTCGCCGCTTCAGATGCCGGCCGACCGGATTTGAACTGCGTGCGCCTACAGTTTTCGTGCGTTCCACAAAAACCCTTCATACCTTCGTTCCATGCTTTCTGACCTGGCTTAAATTGCGTTGCCTGCATGCGCGGATCAACTCGACCACGCTGGATTCGGCCACTTTCGACTGATGCGAGGTATTCCGCCGATTTTTTCAGTCCCAACTTATCGGCCATCTGATAGACCGAGCGTTCCGTACGATCCATTTGCGCCGCGAGTACGGACGTGGACGTATTCGAGTAATCGCGCTTGAGCAAGGCGCGCTCATCGGGTGACCAGGTTTTTTTCATATCAGAATTCCTCGACGGCCCAACCGCCTCCGTGCTTCTTCGCCTTCGCCGTGACTGCGATGAAGCGGAACGGGTATTGATCCGCCGCGATCTTAATCTTTGCTCGAGCATCGTCTTGCCAGAAGCCCTTGACCTCGTGGCACTCCATCGCGCCATCCGCAAGCATCACTGCAAAGTCCGGCGTATAGAACGTGTTGTCAGCCAGGCGCAGCTTGATCCCCTCGAATCGATACCAAACGATCTCGCCGGCATGCTTACGATCGGAAAGCGCCTTGTCATAGGCCGCCTCTGTCTTGTTCATCGCGCCAGCCTTGAGTCGTCCAAGGGCCTGCATGCGTTTAGTAGTGCTATTCGACTTCATCGCTGGAATACTCATTTCCTCTTCCTCGTTATGCCTTGCTAGACCACTTCTCGCATGTCTGACCGCCCACAACGAACATCCAAACGGGGCGATGCCGGCAATTCCTCAGCCCGACCCGATAGTGCGATTCGTTGCCGGGGTCTTTGGTCGCGTGCCGACAGGTGCGACACACTCGGTCGGTCATTCGAAACCTCGCTTGGAGCGCGGCCGTTCGGTTTCCGTCTGCTCGCCGAATCGAGTTCCTGGCATCAGGTCGGCAAACAATGTGCGCTCGCCGATGTATGCTGCCCCCACAGTTCCAGTGGGGCCATTCCGCTGCTTGGCAATGTTGATCTCGCCGATGCCGCGATCGCGCGTATCGGGGTTGTAGACTTCATCGCGATACAGGAAGAGCACGATGTCTGCGTCTTGCTCGATCTCGCCGGAATCGCGCAGATCGGAAAGCATCGGACGCTTGTTTCCTCGGTCTTCGAGTTTACGGTTGAGCTGGGCCAGCAATACAACCGGCACTTCCAATTGCTTGGCCAACGCTTTCAGCCCGCGGCTGTTCGCGCCAACCTTTTCATTGCGCGTGTTGCCCTCGCCATCAGCCATCAGGCCCAAGTAGTCGATCACGATCAGACCAAGCCCTTGACGGCGTTTGACTGCTCGGGCACGACTACGCATCTCTGCCAGACTCAGCGTGGGTTGCTCGTCAACCAGCACCTCGAGTTCCGAAACCTTCACCGTGCCAGCCGTCAGGCGATTCCACTCTTCATCGCTCTGAAACTTGCGGCCATCGAGGATCTTGTCGAGTGGCAAGCCCGAAGCGCGGGACAGCGAGCGGTTGGCCAGTTCCTCACCTGGCATCTCTTGCGAGAAAAACAGGGTTGCTCCACCTACCTCGGCCGCAGACTCAGCGACACCGAGTGCGATTGCGGTCTTGCCCATTGCCGGACGTCCGGCGATGACGATCAGTTGGCCAGGGCGCATGCCGCCGCCCAGCTTTGCATCCAGATCACGCAGGCCGGTTGAAAGGGTTTTGACCCTCACTTCGCGCCCGTGATACTGGTCGTCGATCCGCTGGATGACCGGCGTCAGGAAGGTGCGGATGTATTGCGGATCGCGGCTCGTCGTCACGACCAGCGGCTCAAATTTGGCCTGTGCATCGTTAAGGATTTGTTCGACCGTGCGGCCGTCGCGATGGTAGGCCATTTCCGCGATCTCGTCGGCGGCCGAGATGATTCCGCGCAACTTCCAGCGATCGACAACGATATCGGCCCAACGAACGATGCCAGCGGCGCCAGGGGCACCCGCAACGAGTTGATTGAGATAGGGCAGGCCGCCAACCGAATCAGCGCGGTTCGCCGTCGTCAGCGCCTCAAAAACCGTGATCATGTCCGCGCGGCGGTTCGTGACGATCAATTTCTGAATCGTCTCGAAAATCTGACGATGGTCGTGCCGATAGAAATGCTCCGGACGCAGATGGCCGATGCGGTCGATCGCGTCGTTGTCCGCCATCAGGGCACCAAGAATCGACTGTTCCGCCTCGACTGCGGCAGGCACTTCGCGTCGTTGCTCGAGGAATTGGTCGGGGGCGTTCATTCTTTAACCTCACGGTGGTACTTGTTCTCGAGGGCTTTCTTGAATCCGCCCGGCGACATCAGAAAATCGATGTCTGCAACAAATGGCGGTTTGCCAGGCTGCGGCTTAGCTTTTCCGGTCAAGAAATCCGAATCAGCACAAACTTCAAAAAACGCTTTCCAAGCGGCCAAACCGTCCTGCCCAGTCGAATACCCAAAAGGCCCGACGCCTTCGAGTTCGGCTGCTTGCTTCCAGCGAGCGCGAATCGCTTTCTTCCGCGCATCATCCACAACTCGCGCCCTCGGGTTCAAAGGCATTGTTGCGTGATACAGGTCGATGATCTGCTGCACTGGGCAGGCAGGAATGGTCTTGGCACTGCGCTCCCCGGATTCATCTCCGTTACCTTCGCAGTCGCCTAGCAGGTCGGCAGCCGGCGCTGCTTTTGCGGCGCTGTCGACAGAGCCGTTAGGCTCTTCCCGATCCACTCCTTGATCCTTGATCCTTGATCCTTGATCCTCCGACGACGCTTCGCGAGGATTCGCGAGAATTCGAGAGGATTCATCGAAAGCCGGGATTTTAGACTTGCTCGGCTTGTCAATCTTTTGATGAATCAACCAGTTAGTGAGTTGGATATAGGAGTCGCCACCTACCTTGTAACGCGCTAAGCACTGCTCAACTTCCAACTCAACCAGCCACCTGTCGATCAGGTCTTTTGCATCGTCGTCGTACGGGAAAAGAAGGCTCGCGAGCATTCGCGAATTTCCGCGAAGCCTTCCCTCGTCGTCTGCGAGGGTCCACAGTTGGATGAACGTGAGGCGCGCGTCACGCGACACGCGGCCCATGCTCTCCGACTGAGGAAATTCTGGCTTGATGGTGCGGATACGGGCCACGTATTACTCCAATCCGGTATGGACGGTCTTTTCCTTAGATTCGGGCTTCGGAAACTGAGTTGGGTCAATTTCATGCCGGTACATCGGGCTATGCGTAAAAAGGTAATAGGGCAACTTGTCGGTGAAGGAAGAAAGGCAAAGTTCTTCGTCCATCACCAGGTCGGTGATCACCTTCAGATCACCGCGGAAAAATTCACGGTTCGAGGACAATCGCAAATCCGTGAGCATCAGATGGATATCCTGCTCTCGTTCATGGGCATTTTCGTACTCCGCATAGCAGACCAAATCGAACGCGTACGGAATCGACGTGCTGCGGCTCAGTTCGTCACACCGCAGAGAAGGGCTGCGCTCCGTGTAGCCGACCTTGTATATCCCCGGCATCGCCGGATTGCTCAACACATACACAAATCCGTAACTCATTGGTTCCTCGCAGCATTCCGCTGTTGTTCCTCGTACTTCTCGATCTTCCTGATCGCATCCCACGCATACCACCCGAGCGCCTGATCTTTGGATCGCGTCATCCGGTGCAGCAGCTCGCACACGTCGGCGAGCAGCGGATCGACATGGATTGCGTGAGGGTCGTTCATAAGCATCTCCTAAGCCGTCTCAATACCCATGAACTTGTGCGGGTCGACGCGGAACATTTCGATTTCCCATGCCGCCAGGTAACTTTCGCCCTGCGCGGCCAATGTGATCTTGTTTCCGAAGTACCGCACATACGTCTTAGTCGGGATATCAATCACAACCAGCGCAGGGCCGTCGAAAATTCGGACTGTAGTCATGCAACTCTCGATTGTTGTGCTTCAGCCAATTTTTGGGCTACGAGACGTTCGACGAGTGCCGCAACATCCGGATCGACATCGGGCACCTTCAGCATCCGATCCAGATCGGCGCGCCGCTTCTCGGCGTATTGCTCGATCGCCGTGTTAGAGCAGAGGCGCTGAAGGATCGCTTCCTGATCGCTCGTCAAATAGCCCTTCCCAATCTTCACCTTCGCGAGGTGAGGACCCTTGAAACCCAAGTACTCAGCAATCTCGCCTTCCCGCAGACGGCGAATTCGCTTGTCCAAGCAAAGGCAAACTGCATCGGCGTAGGTATGGCACGCCTCAACCAAAGCCGGATCTACCTGACGCGGCGCCGGAATCTGCATCAGCACAGGAAGTGCAGTCTGTGCGAGTCGATTGAAATCTTTCATGATGGTCCTGTTGTTTTTGCTGTTGTGTCGTGTTGCGTTAACCGTTGTGCGCCGCGTCAAATAAAGACGTCACAAGGACGCCTAATTTCATGAACTGCCTACGCAACCCGCTCAACGCGAGCCGCCGAATAAAAAGGAGCGATGCGAACATCGCCCAAACCGTTACACGTCGGGGTGGCGTGTACGGAGACCACCAGGTGAGCTGCGAAAACTATCGCGGCTCGAATTCAATGCTCGGCCACTTCGAGCGGCGGGAATCCGACGAGATCATCGCGGTTCTCTCCGGTCAACCTGGCCAGCGGAGTGCAATAAGGCACGGGCACACGGCCCGAGATCCGCCACTGCTGAATCACCTGATAACCAGATATTTCGAGCTGGCGGGCCATCTCAGAAAGACTCCCGAAGTGCGCGATGGCGCGCTCCAGGGCTTCGTTCGTAATGGGATGTTTCCGTGCTTTCATGAGAACCATCATATACAAGAACGTCTTGCAATGCAAGCGCGTCCTGCATTGTCGCAAGAAATGCTTGCGCATACTATTCGGGCATGAACATCCATCAACGAATCAAGGAACTACGAGAGCAGAAGGGGCTGTCTCAAGAGGCTCTAGGGAAACTTGTGGGCGTCAAATGGCAATCCGTTCAGCAATGGGAAAACGGAAAGTCGGCCCCGTCGCGGGACCGTATGCCGACGGTGGCCGAGGCACTCAGCACGACCACGGAATATTTGATGTACGGAAAGGTGGGAGATCCCAATCACCTAGGAATAGGGGATCTGAGTCAAGAAGCGAAAGAGGTGATCAAGGCGATCATCAAGGCAGACAAGGCCGGCGAACCGGCCGAAACATTCAAATACATTCTGCGGCTTCTACCGTCAGAGAACGAGCCGCTGGGGCGCCTGTAGCCTCGGCAATGGCCGAACGGCCGATATAGCTCAATGGCTCAAGGGCCCACTCATCTGCGATAAGAACGCTCGTCACTACATACCGAGACCGATCCTCGGATCTGGCGAGCGCAGGACCATCAAGCATCTTCACGACCCATTCCGTTTCCGAGTATCGGCAGCGGACTAGCACTAACTTCCCTTCCAGGAACTTGTTCCTCGCCGTCTTGATGCGTGCGAGTTCCCCGGCCTTGCATTGTGGCTTTTCTTGCCCGATTGGCACTTCGTTCATTTATGGCCTCGTAGTTCGTATCGGCAAACCACTGTATTTTTATACAGTGTTTTAGTCAAGATCATTTCGACATTGAGGCCGGTCTCCAAGCGGCCAATAAACAGAACAACTATAGATTGCTGCGGGCCAGTGAACAATCCCGACGCTTGCATGTTCTGTTGCTTACAGAAAACGGCGTCGTATGGTTTCGTTTGCATGACAGCCAACCAATGTTCCTGATCAGATATCGGCATGTCTTGATCGTGGTCAAGGGCAATGCTTTGCGCATGGGAACCTCTTCACGCGCAATCGCCAAGTTCCCAATCAATCCTCTGAACATGTTCACTTTCTGAACAGTTTCCTCGCGCTGTTACAAATTTCTTCGCGGCAGAATACAAGAAACACTTGCAATGCAAGAGCCTCTTGTCTATGATTCATTCCAAGGCAGCACACAACGTCACGACAGACGAACAACGCAAGCGAAGGGGAACGACGATGCATACCTCGATCACGAAGAAGGCGGACAAGTTCGCGAAGCTGTTCACGCCGCAATCCGCGAAGGACACGCGCCGTTGTCGCCGCGCGCTTCGCCTGATGGTCGAAGTTTTCGATCTGGCGAATGGGCAAGAAGTTGGGCGGAAGTTGCGCCAAACGAACCGCGCGAGCCGCATCGCTCGTAAGCAGCGGCGCAATCCCGTCGCCTAAACGGCTCCCGCTACAGGAGAAAGACGATGAACGAAGTCATGAAAGCTCAGGCAGATAATTACATCGCCGCGTATCAAGCCACGCAGCCGCGCTATCGGAAAGCTGCTGCCGAAGCTGCGCGAATCCATGTGGAAATGGCCCCCGAAGGTTCGGATCGTCAGGCGTATTGGCTCTACATCGCTACATCGCTGCTGGCCGCGGTGGTATTCGCCTAAACCATTCGTCGGTAATCGGAGAAATGCCATGTACACGATGCTCCTCAACATGCTCCGCGACATACAGCACGACGCGATGGTTGCATGGTCGTACCAGCAGATTGATTCGACATCGTTCATGTCGTGGCAGCCGCCAGCGAATGTGCAGCAAAGTTTCCCGAGCATCGCGGGTTGCTGATTTGAAGATCGAAATCCCCGGAGGCAAGTTGAGCCGGGTGATTTGCGGATTAGGTCCGCACTGATGAGATCAAGCGCCAACGGGCGCGCCGTTCCGGTGACAGCGGACGGGCTCTTTAACAACGTGTTTGGTTAGTGCGATCAGTGCTTGCGCTGGTGTCAGCAACGATGAAAGCGGCCGTAGGCATACGGCCAGTGAGGCAATTCGAGCGGGTAGGCCCGTGCCAAGTAGTCGCCAAGTGACGTACACCACGTCGGTTCCGGGCCGGAAGAATGCCGCGAATGAATGGCGTCGCGGGCCGGCGCAAGCACTGAGAGTATTAGCCAACACAATGCATAGCCGGGACCGCGCAAGCGAAGCAACCGGCCGGGGCGATCTGCCTCGTGAATCAGAACAGACGAACCGCGCTAGGCCGATTTTGGCTACCGGACAGAAATCTGAATGAGCCTGATGCAAGACAGCCGAACACGTGACCGATGGCTAAAAATCGGCACAAAACCGCAGGGTAGCTGGAGCCGTTACGGACGGGTGTAGCCAGCGCCCTGCGGGCAAGCAGTTTTTCTGAGAAGGCCGCTGAACTCCCTACGCGGCCGAGTAATCGCGAAGCCGATCCACCTTAATGCCCGGCCCATCGTGGCGGGTTGGTGCAGTAGGTTAGCCGAAGGCCGCTGTATAGCAACAGCGCCTTCTCAGAAGAATTGCAGCAGAGCCGAGCCCGCTCGATGACGACTGAGTGCTCAATTGGCGAGAAACAAGTACGTCTGACTGTCTGGAAAGACAGAGAGTTGCGAGCCTATTGATACGCTGACAGCCGGAAAGACGGCCCTCAGCAGTGCTGAGGCGCGGTGATTGACGCGAAATTCAGGCGCGAACCGGGAATGTCGCCCCGGCAATCACCACCCCTGAGAATTGCAAGAAGTTTGTCCCCAAAGGAGAAAGACATGAAGGTTTTACTTGTGTACCAGAATGTTCCGGAAAGCGTCGACTGGTTTGTCATCATCAATCCAAGTGTCGATGAACTGAACATACTTCATCTCGCGCACGGAAGTTTCACTAATGCATGTGATACCACGGAAGAAACGGAACAAGCGTTAGATCAGATCAGTTCATTTTTATGCGACCCATCGCGCAAAGACATCCACTCCGCGGAATATTTGGAGAATGCGGGGGATGCGTTTGGCAAATGGCATCAGCACAAGGTCGAAGAATCCGATCTTCCCGGAACGGGCGGCATCGACAAGGTATTCACCTGCGGATTCCTGATGTGATGACCGGGAGCCTCGTGCTCCCATGAGCAGCTTGAGCGGTAGGCAGCGTGGAGCTAAGAGGGCGGAAGGCAGTACGAGTACGCCCTTGATCTATGAAGCGCTTGAAAACTGATGGACATGACAGGCCATCGGTCCTACCGCTGAAGCTGTTTCATGGAACGGGAATGTGCGTACGTTGGCGCACAAGGCTAGGGGATGCTGGCAGTGACACGAAGCAGATGAACGCGATAATCCTTATGGTGACGCATAAGGCAATCGTCGCGTGAATGCGGATACTAGATCCTAAGAAGGTCAAAACGCCTAAAGCCATGCCGGGGATCAGCACCGGCCCCGTTCCATGAGACCACTTTATCAGGAACTAATTTAGGAGTGCGTATGTACTTCATTCTAGCCGCACTGGCTATATCGCTTGCTTTGTTCGGCTGGGCAGTGCATCGCGAGTTCGAGAAATTTGACCGAACGCCGCGTGCGTGAACGATAGGCACCGCTTAGGAAATAACACTTAGGGGATTGAAATGAGCAAGAATGAAGAAGTTGTGACGAGCTACAAGGGCTTCGACGTCGATATGAAATGCCGCGGGTTCCAATACGCAGAGGGCGAATCATATACGCATGATGGCAATGTCGAGGCATGCTCGGGCGGCTTCCATGCCTGCGAATATCCCCTTGATGTGCTGCGCTACTACTCGCCGAATACCAGTGTTTTCCATGTTGTGCAGCAATCCGGAAAGTTGAGTCGTCATGGCGAAGATTCGAAGGTTGCCAGTTCGCAGATCAAGATCGGCGTCAAGTTGACCCTTGCTGGACTGATCGAGGCTGCTGTCGAGTACACGTTCAGCCGCGCAAAACCTATCGATCCGAATTCGCCGGCCTATTCGACTGCTGAAAATGGATTGGCAACGGCCAGCGGCTATAGCGGTGCGGCAACGGCCAGCGGCTATAGCGGTGCGGCAACGGCCAGCGGCGATAGCGGTGCGGCAACGGCCAGCGGCTCTCGCGGTGCGGCAACGGCCAGCGGCGATAGCGGTGCGGCAACGGCCAGCGGCTATAGCGGTGCGGCAAC